TTACTTCGGCACCTCCGGCCACTCGACATCAGGCGCTTGCAGAACGTCAACACGACTCAATAGCACCCTGTACTTTTTCCACTCCAACAGAGCGGCTTCTTCATCTTCTGTTGCGACTTCTATATCAACAGAGTCTTGCAGCAACGAGATTGTTTCATTTGCATGCTGTAACAGTTCTGCTTGTTGTTGTTTTGCTTCGTTGATTTGATGGGCTTTGATAAGACCTTGGTCAGCTACCCAATCCTTCCCATCCCATTTATCAAAATCGGAGGGAGGCTTCTTGAATGTGAGAGTGTTTGGTAACTCCCCAATCTCAGTAATTTCAATCGGGTCACGAGTCAGCGTGTCGTAAGCGATTTTTCCCCGGTAATCTGGGAGTATTTCCCAGCGGCTTTTATCAACACTTCTGCAAACGGCCACATCATTAGTTTTCGGCAGTTCCGGGGCATCAGGATAAGCACCGGCTGATAAACTAACTCCAAGCATCACATACTCGATATCTGAAGCAATGAATTCTCTCGTTATCTGATTCGAGTGAAAAACCTTTATCCAGCCTGCCTGAATTGCCAAACCATCTTTACCCAATACGGCTTTTTCATGTTCTAAAGAGTATTTCTGTTCTGTCATTATACTGCTCTCACTATGTAGTTAAATGCGATGTTGCGGGGTCTTGATACCCCTATATAAGCTGCATTGGTGGTCCAGGTTGTTGCTGAACCTCCAGAAGCTCTAGCTCTTAATGGAATATCTTTATTTTGGGGAGTATCCCATTGTAATTTCGTACGCTCATTAACTGAGAAGCTAACAATGTTATCCGGCGGATTAGCAATTTCCTGTAGTAAATAAGATCCTTCTTGCCACGTCCCACACACGCGGCCCGGATCGACCCCTCGACTATCATCCCACCCCCGGATAAACTCGCCCCGTAAATCGGGTACTCTGCCGTCAGGATAAGCTAGCGCTAACTTAGGATATCGTGACTTATCAAACGTTTGACCGTTGCACGTAAGGTAACCTGCGGGTGTATATCTATGCGGGTACGGAAGCGGGACACCAACGGGAATGTTATTTGCTGCGTCAATGTCATCAAGTGTTGCTAATTTGCCGGATTTCGTGGGAAAAGTAACAGAATAAATAATCCCGTAATTAGTATCATCTTGCTTGTATATTTCAAGTGGCTGATCATCAACAGAAAAATTCGCTTGAATAACAAAGATTCCGCGCGAGTTGCCATCTGGCGGGAAAAAATGTAGTGCCGGAAAATTGCTTTTAATATAAACATGACCGACTTTTCCGCGCGCGAAATTATCGTCAACATAATCTAGAGAAACTGAATTTTTCTGTAACTCAGCTATTTTTGATGTCAGTGCATTAATAGATTTAAGCTGAATTGTTTTGCCTTCCGGGGTTGTGATGTATACTACTCCACTTTCTGTCATCCATTCATTCAGATTAAATAATAGTTCATCTGTATATCTTAATTGTGCCGTGATTTTTCGAGCTGCATCTGAATAAGTGTTCGGCACTGATGTTTGAATAAAATATTCAGCATTAGAAACAGAATACGGAAAATTATCGATTAAGACTAATTCCGTATCACTATTAACATATTTAATTGCTGACAACTTAAAATCATACCCGACTTTAATTAATATCGTTTGAGATGGAGCAACACCGAACTTGTTATCTTTCCAGTTCGTTCCTGTTCCTATTAAAATATCTGAATTAGCAATTGAAACTGTGCCTGCGTTGTATGAAGACATGTTTTAACCTTATCTTAATATGATTCTATTTTTTGAAGACCATAACTGTTACCATGAAATACTTACTTTCATAATATAATTCTCCTTTCGTATTTCTGGGTAAAACATCTGAACCAGAGGCGTAGCCTGGAATAGTTCCGTCATGTATCGATGAACCTATTGGTATTGCAACGGCTCCAACAACTTGTTTCCCATTCAGAAAGATCTTCGCAGAATTTTGAGTGCCTTTTGTGAATCCGTCTGCTTGTACAATAGGAACAAGTACAACTCGATCAAATTGCGCGGGTTCTATAATTACTCTACTGCCGGGCTGTAATGTGTAGACTTTTATAACATCTCCGGTAATGTTTGCAGCATCAAGAGTACCATTGATCTTACAGTCTTTTTCAATAATGACGTTCCTCAATGTGCCTGATATCGCATTAATTTCACCACGGGCCTTAATATTAACGAATTCGACATTTCCATTTTTATCTATTTTCCACCCCGAAATACCAGCCACGTAATTATTTGATTGAATTACATTGGCAATTTTTGCATTCGTAATACTACCATTTTCAATAAACGCATCACGAATAAACAGTTGGCTATTTTTCGCTGTCATAAATGGAACTAATTTTCCGTTCACTGGGTTCATAAAAGTGAAATTCTCAGCATTAAAACCGATATTTGTCGTTACTTTTCCGTTTTTAACTTCTGAACCAATAACCATACCAGCATCGTATTCTTTCCCATTATACTTAATACCCGCTTTAATAGTATAGATTGCAGAACCGTCTCCCTTTTGATCAAAAACTGTGGTTGCTTTGGTTTCAATCATTGCTTTTTGGTCTTTAAATTGTGCACTTGTCTGAGTCTGATATTCAGATAATGCTTTATCCGTATTTGCAATTGCGTTTTTATTTTCTTGAATAAGCCCCTTTGCTAAAGAGATTTTATTTGTATTATCATTAATCTCAGCTTTAACTTGATTAATATCTTTTGCAGTTGACTCATTTAATTTAGACACTGATTCTTTAATATTTAATACACTTGAATTTGCATTCTCAAACTGACTAGACACTTGCTGCTGATAACGTGCAAGTGACTGTTGATCGGATACTTGTACTTCGCGAACTTCAACAATTTCAGCTTTTCTGTCTCCATTTTCTTTCATCCAACGCTTGATGTCAGCATCACGTGCCGCAGCATTTTCAAGCGCTGCCTCTGAATTATCATTAATCTGAGATTGAAGCGCTTTTCCAGCGTCTGTTGATAAGAATTTATCTCCAGCGGCGGCGACTATCCAGCTCGCATCGGAAGATGACTCACCTCTGACAAACTCAGTCCACGGGCTTTGATTGCCAGTTTTATCAACAAGACGAGCACGAAAGTAGAAAGCGACGCCCGCAGCAAGACCTTGCATCGTATAAGTTCGTTGAGGATACGGAACGTCAGCAAGTAACATTAAATCACTACCATTATTTGTCTTGCTGTACTGAATCTCAGTATGTTGCGTGTCTGATGTGTCATTATCGAAGTTCCAGTCAATTGTGATGCCAAAAACTATAGGAGTTGTTCTAAAGTTCAAAGGTACCGGAGGGTTACCTTCTTTGCCGTTTAACTGAGTTTCTGGCGCATTAGCCCACACGCTTGATATTTCAGATGCATTGATTGCACGAACGCGGACTTGATAACGGCCAGCGTAAATATTATCAACTTCAAAACCCAAAGCTGACGTCCTCCGCGCTGATATCCAGTTGCCATTATCCCTTCGCCATTCAGCCTCATAAGCTATAGCGTTCTCGGTTGCATCCCAAGTTACTCTCAATGTAGTAACTGCTAGCCCTTGTGACTTTGTGGAATATGAACTTATGGAAATATTTTTCGGTGGGGCTTGAACTCCAGGCGGAATAACAGATATTGGACGCTCGTCAATTCGGGCACCGGTGTCAATCCGTTCATACTTATCCGGGTCATGGTAAACAGCGCTGATTTCAAACGTGTTATCCCCTTTGTCACGCACACTAGTAACCCTAAATTGCTGAACAAAGAGATCATTAGCATCAATCGCCCAACCTGACTCAACAGCCGGGGTTTCGCTGTAAGGTGTCGTGACAGTAACGACTTTGCCGCTAACTGCTTGTACCGTTCTTGCCTGAGATGCACCAGAAGGTAAGTTAATCAATAATCGATCACCGGTTTTAACGTCAGCAACACGATCTAACGTAATGTTGCGTTCCGACACAGCACTGATACGCCCGCCAATTATGCGGCCCGCGCGGTTTCTGTTAGCAACACCGATAATATGGCCTGGTAAAGGTATCTGTCCTTCTAAACCAACGCTGAACGATACGGTGTCATCTTCGCTGTTTGTCAGTAATATCCATCTTCCACGGCGATTCGCCTCGCTTTGACGAGTGCAGCCAATAGCAGTAATTTCAGTCTGATTGATACCGTAGCGACGCACTAAACTATTTTCATAGACTGGTTCAATAGCATCAGCATAGTGATTATCGGGATCTGACCAACTGACCATAGCGGTTGTATACCGGGTCCGTTCACTGCTTGCTGAATAAACAAATTTTCCATTGATAACATTTGACTGGTTAAAAATGTAATCCATGTCACGTGGCATATCAGCGAGTGCAACGAGTTGATTTTGTCCCCAATAAGTCATCCCTCTGAAAATCGACGCAAAATCATGTAATACAGTCCAAGCTTCATTGCGAGACTGAATATAGACATTGCACGTAAAACGGGGTTCTTTTCCACTACCGCCCCGACCGTCAGGGACTGGCTGGTCGCAATACTGAGCAATACGGTAAAGCTCCGCCTCACTGATTAATGTCGAATTGATTCGGTTTCCCAGTCCAAACATATCTGACAAGAGAATGTCATAAAAAATCCAGGCAGGATTATCTGAATGCGCCCACTTAAACGTACCGTCCCATATCCCCGAATATATACGATTAACAGGATCATAGTTTGACGGCACACGGATAATACGGCCCTTTGGCTTGCAACTGATTCTAGGAATATCTGGGAATTGCTTTGAATCAAACTCAACATAGAGCAATGCAGTATTTGGGTACCGAAGTTTTGCATCGATAACTTCGGTGATCGCTTGCACTAGCATTTTATCTGCAATTCTATTGCTGCTACTGTTCGGCGTCAGCCGTCGTACACGGATTTGCCAGCCAGTTGTCGCACTGGGTAAATCTATGCGATAAGAGCGTTCATACAATGTTGTTGTTTTACCATCAATCGCGGCTTTTAATACTTCTTTGTAAGCCCCACCATCGGTAGCCACATCTATTGCATACTCAATGCGATAACCCACTGTATCCCCGTTATCTTTTTGACGCTGCAATTGCGGCCAGCCGAAGCGCAAGCGGACAGCAGATAATTTGGTATTAGAAACAGCACGTATCCACGGATGATCACTCTTCAGTTCTGTATTTATCCTGATCTCATTTTCCGCCGCGGGTATTCCCTGAATGTATTCTTGTGACTGGGTGCCTGGTCGGAACTCCCATTTAACCCCGGCAAAGTTTAAGCTGCCATCAGTATTAGCAATAGGCGTATCATCTAAATAAATATTGGTACCATCTAACCCACCAGCAAATTCACCTTCACCAAGAGCTATTAGTAGCTTGGCTTTAGATATTGATTGAATTGAATCCGGGGCTTCAATTGGGGTTCTCTGCTTACCGCCACCGCCTTTTTGACCTTTAATTACTTTTGCCATGTTTCACTCACAAAAAAACCTGCTCCGGCAGGTTGGTTAAAAATAAAAAAAACCGCAATTAAGCGGCTTAGAAATGAATAGAATGACGAGATAGTTGTGATAGGGCGCTTGAGAGCCATGCTCAACAAGAGATGGCGGGGATTGCTCCCCGCCGTTGCTCTTACTTGGTTTCGTAATCCATGAAAACAGCAACCTCCGTTTTTCCGCTTCTGATGCGGATCTCGCAGAGGTCCTTTCTCATGATAAGTACAGCCGCCAAAGCGGTAGCACAAATAACGATGGCGATAAATATCGCTTTTTGCTGTTTCATGGTTAGCGTCTCCTTGCCTTTCGGCGTGTAAGAGGCTAATCTTATGTTGCTGAGCATAAGAACTGGCCTCATTTCGATTTATAGTCGGATGGGGCTTTCTTCTATCTGCTCCAGCACGCCAGAGACAGATAGTCTCAAGCGCCCGCACAAAATATATCAAAGTGAAATGCATATATCTATTACATTGTATTACTGTTGATCTTCGGTATATATCCCCGCTGAAATAATTGCTCCGCCGATTTCGCGTGTTCCGTACAGAACAGAAACGGGATTACCTTGCGCTGTAGTGTTAACTGGCCCACCAAAAGCATAGCTCGGCTTATTATCAGGAGATTCTCGCATTCTCAAGCCGGGCATTTGGGGTGAAAGCATTTGAACAACACCGCCGAGGGCCATTGATGCGCCTACCATTGCAGTAGTTCCCCACATCCCCCCGGCTGTAAATGCCGCAGCTATTCCCCCGGATGCAATAGCAGCAGCAGTAATTAAAGCAACACCAAGTATTGTTTGGAATAACCCTCCACGTTTACTGCCAATAATGACAGGTAAAATATGAATATCCTCAGTGCCTTTTGTCATATCAAGTTCATCTTTGCTGATATTTTTACCGCCACAAAAAATAGCAAATGTCAGTCCTTTCTTGTGAGCTTCAATCATATATTTTTCAAAGCCCGGCAATAAACAACGCATAGCATCAATTGCTTTTTTCGCATCCAGCGCTTTGTATTTAAATTCTTTTCCAAAACGTTTAATTAAAGGTCCGTGCATGCGAATTGTCCGCATGGGTACATCAATAAAAGCCATAATTAACCTCAAAAAAACCTCCAAGGGAGGCTTTAGTTTTACTTTATATGCAATTTTCTATTTTCTCAATTCGGGTATTTATTCTGTAACTAAATAACCCACTTTGATGATAAAAATTAACTTTAACAATATTATTGTCATTTATCACATCAGCAACCTCAAGTTGAGAATTAGAGTATACTGTATAACCATTACCATATGGTTGAATAAAAACACCTCCATATCTTGGGCTATTTTCTTGCCAACCAAATAGGATGCATTCAGCTACATTCTTAGCTTGCTTTGTGGATACAGAAACTTGATTAGGCTCACGATTTCTCATGTCCTGAATGCTTGAACAACCTACCAAAATAAGTAACGGAATAAGAATAGTTTTCTTCATTGCTTTCTCCCAGACTAAAAGTTAACGCTAAAGCTATACAGTTGCTTAAAGGGATTATTCCTTAAAGAAAATATTGCTAAGTAAACGCCTTGTACCTCAATATTTTCAAAGTCCGCTCTTTCCAATATCCCCCATACGGCACCCGCTGACTCAATTGTCCATACATATGATGTAGTAACATATTATCAGACAGAAGAATGCCGGCATGGTTCGCTACCTGAGCAGAAACTTGCATGATCACCATATCACCTTGCCGAGGTTCGTCGCTGAACTCACGAAAGCCGCATTCATACCAGTTATCTAAGTAACGGTTTTCTTTGCCATTTTCCCACCAGTGATAGTCTACCCGGTAATCATTCAGTTCAATACCGTGCTCCTGCTTAAAGTAGCTCATGATGAGGCCCCAGCAGTCCGTATGACCCAATATGAACTGACGGCCAATTAAAGGCAGCTCTCCTCGCGGGTAAATAGTCCTTAAATCCCCTTCAGGCCAACTGACAATATGCCAGGGTAATTCAGTGGCATCACATTGAGCCTTGTCTAATTCAGAGGGTTGGGTCGTTGCGTCCGGGTGACTGTGAACAATCGCGGTCACCGTTCCCCAGCCTTCCGCGTGAATATAGTCAACAGGATCAAGATGAAATTGCTCTTCGGGTTTTGTTGCCAAATTTCGGCATGGGAAATACTTTTCTACCCGGCTTTTTTGCGCAATCACCCCGCAGCATTCCTTCGGGTATTCTGATTCAGCATGAGTCATGATCGCTTTCAATGTCTTGTCATGCATTGTCACCGCCTGATTAATGCCGAGCCGGGGAAACCGCCGAACGTCAATGGCTCATCTTTACCAAACCGTGACTGACAGCCTGACAACAGACCGGAACATTTATCTTTGCTCGGGTCATCAACCGGGTTATCGTTTTCATCAAAATACCGGGCACCTGCATAATCACAGCCTTTTCCTGTTCGGTACCAGCCCCTTGCACACCATTCACACAGACTATGAATCTGCCGTGTCGGTATTTTCAATCCTTGTAGATCCGCAGGACTGGCAAGCTCAAACTTTACAGCTTCGTCATCTTCTGATTCTTTCCTGTCGATATAGAAAACTTGTACTCTCTCTTGTTCAGGATCGGCTGTTGGGTTGCCATCTTTGAAATTAGTGGCGTCAAGATAATGAACAAAAGTGTCACGAATAGTCACTTTCGCCTGGACCATATCATCAAATCTCAGGCATAGCGCTGTGATCAACCCGTCAATATTCGCAACCGTTAATTTTGGCCGGGCAGACTGACCGTCACTGGACATATCTAAGCCTTCGATTTTTACCGGCCACGGCCCGTACTCTTTCCCTTGCCACCAGATCGATTTCTTCTTTAACGCTGCGGCGTTACCCCCTGCCGTAGCTAACTCTTTTGCTGTATAAGGAATGGTCTCATTGTGAAACCTTAAGATATCGGCCCCGAACGCCGTTCCGTCAACTTCATATAATCGAAGGGTGCTGCCCGGTTCTAATTTTTGCACATCAGCATTTATCATAATTATGCTCCTAAGGGTGATAGGCTTGAATGAAACTGGCAGACAGTGAGTAATTCCCGCCGCCGAGGGCGGTTGGCTTGTATGCATCGCAACGATAGAGGCCAGTATCCGAAAGTGGCGGACGCCATTGAAAAGATTTATAACCGCCATGACGATCAAGGAAATCAATAATTGCCCGGATATACGCCTCGTTACCGACAAATGATAATTCCCATTTTTGGTTTCGCGGATTAATACCGTCACCGGCAACTTGAATATAACCATCCCCGAACTGAGCCTTTCTAATACGAAACCCCACGTCAGAGGCAGCACTGGTTCGGGGACTCCAGTTAAATGTTTCAATCATTCAATTATCTTCTCCATAACGGGCCACCCGGTCGTAGGTCTTTGTCGCGGAGTTCGCGATAGCGGCTATCAACAAATTGACCAATTGAACTGCCAAATTGTTCCAACCCCGGCGAAGCAGTTTGCGAGATTTGACCGTTGTCACTGATAGTAATGTAAACTTGGGGGGCTGCCGTGCCGGATTGAGTCGAACCGGACGCGCGGACACCGAGCGATCCATCAGGCCCACGTTTTAGCGGTAAAATTGCCTCTGGTCCAGCTTCACCCATTAAGCCCGTCGCGCCTTTAGCAAATGCAAACAACGTCGGGCTACTAACAATTTGTCCGCTATATGCGCTTAAACTTGGAGACGAATAAATTCCTCCTTTAGCGTTCAATGTGGGGCTGGGAGCACTGCCGCCGCCAAAGCCAAAAAATGACATACCCGCTTTGACGGCATTAAACATTGCCATTTTGATAGTCATACTCGCCAGGTCTTTAATGATAGATTTCGCCATATCACCAAAGCTCGCTTTACCCGTTGTCGCCAACTCTGTCAGTGAATTCGCCATGCCATCAAGCGCCTTTGTTGATATGTCACGCATGTTAGTAAACGCGTTGTTAGCCCCCTCTCCCCAGTCTGAAAACCCTTTTTTCAGCCCCGACGAAAAACTGCCTTCCACCTCGGCTTTTTGCTGTGCTGTGTTTCTGACAATGTCCAGTTGCCGTTGTTGCTCGCTTTGTAAGATGCCGGTTTGTTCGACATATAAAGCCGAGGTTTTATCAGAAACCTCCTTGTCTAACTGCCAACGCCGTTGGCGAAAATCATCCCGGATTTGTTGCTCGGCAACCATTTGATCGTAATCTGCTGAGGGCATCGTTATTTGGGCAATCTGATTATCGGCATCCTGTTGAAGAGAGTAAGTACGGGCAACCATATCCCGTGTTTGTTCATGCAACTTTTTACTCAACTCGCGTTGTTCATTGGCTTTTTCAAGTAAAATATTTTGTTTTAACTGAGCAGCAATTTCTTCTTTCATTGCAAACAGACTTTTTTGCCCATCCGTCAGCCTTTTCCCTTTGAAATCAGCGATTTCCTGCTCAAATGCTACAAGTTTCCGCTGAGAAGCCGTTAAGTTCACTGATTCATTAGCCTGGGCTTTTAATGTCGCTGTTTGCTCTCTTAACTCCTGAAGACGCCTAACCCCTTCACTGTCTGTAAAGGATTTAGATGGACTGCTATACATTTTATCCAGCCCTTTGAGCGCTTGTGCGTACTGCTCCACACTCATTTTCCCGGCATCATGACGCGCTTTGATTTCCTTTGTCAGACGGGCGCGTTCTTTTTGTGGATCTATGCCTGCATTAACCGCGGCGGTAATCTGGTTTTCAGTTTTAATTAAATCAATAGCATCCTGCTTTTGTTGTTGTGCGGTCTTCTGGCGCTGCCTATTTTCTTCCGCCTGTTTAGCTAACACTTTTTCCCGCTCGGCATCTTGCATGGCTTGTAACTGGATCGCGCTCGTTGTACCTATGGCGGTTGCCAGATACCCCCACTCTGTTGTCAGGTTTTTAAGTTGTTCCGTCTGCTTTTTGCTGTAAGCGAGAGATTCTTCATGCTGCTTCTTTTCAGCCTGAAGCGCCTTAGCCCTAGCGAGTTCTTTGGCTTCTTCGGTTTTTCCAGCACGCTCAAGATTCGCAATCTGTTGAACAATAGTGGCATCTAAAATCATGCCCTGATTTGTTAAGCTTTCAAGCGCCTTAAGGGGCTCATTGCCGATACTGACAAGCCGTGAAATCAAGTTATCAACACTTCCGCCAGCCTCTTCCAGCCTTTTCCCCAGTGCGGAAACCTGCGTTAGCATATCACCGGTTAGCCCCGCAGCAGCCGCGGCGGTCACGGATTTTATCGCCTCCGCCGTGCCGCCGAGCGACAGGGAGAGTTGTTCGAGATCATACGCGGTGGTGGTTAACCCGGTCCCGCCTTTCATGATCGCTGCATTAAAGGCTTTTTGTTGTTCCTCGGCGCTTTTGATGTGTGACCACAACGCGGTAAACGCGGCCACGGTTGCCAGTACCGCCACGCCAACCGGTCCGCCCATCAGCGCCAGTGAACTTCGCAACAAATTGGTACTGGCAGCCGCCGCACGGGCACCGAATGACAGCTCACGATTGGCCGCGGTCATCTGATTGGTCGCTACCAGCAGACCGCGTTTACCGTCAGATTCACTTTTATCCGCGGCGACAATCGCGCGCGTCGCCGTCAGCATTTTCTCTTTAGCCGCCGCCTCAGCAATGTTCGCCTCTTCAATCGCGCGAGCGTTCTTTGCGTGCTCTGCGGTATACTTAGCGGTAACACCATACTGCTTATTGATTTCAACTTGTCGCGCATAGTGTTCATCTAAAGCAAATGCCTGTTCGCGCTGTGCAATAGCCTGCTCTCTGGCACGCTTTGCTAACTGAAACTGGCTTTGTGCGCTTGTGCGAGCTGATTGCGCTTGTTCAATTTGCGCCCGCGCCGTTCTCATTGACTGAGCCGCCACTTCCGCCGCGGCGCGTTTTTGCTCCTGTAGTGAAAAAGACAGCGTATTAATATTGCCGAATGTCTTCTCAATGGCGGGGACAAGCGCCCCGGTTAGCGAACTGGCGGCTACATTGCTCCCCGCCGCCAGGCTGTCTAACACGTACCGTAAGTGGCCTACCCCACCTTGTGCGCGGTTCAAACTACCGCCAAACTGATTAATTTGCGCGCCCGCGCTTTTTGCCTGCTGTCCCACTTTGGCTAACGCGGTACTGGTATTTAATGAATCCTGTTGCGCCCCCGCGCTGAATTTTTTTGATTCAGTCGCGGCGGAACGATAAGCATCAACCACCTGTGATTTAAAACTGGCGGCATTCAGATGCAATGCAACCGCCAGACTTGCGACGTCATCCATTTAAAATCCTCATCACATCATGACATTGCGCCTCTGCTTCACTTTTAGGCGCTGATTCAGCCTCATTAGCATTCAGAGCAAAAAATGCCTGCCAGTACTGAAAGACATCCGCAGGCAAGGCAGCGATTTTTCTTGGATCTGGCTCACTCCACCTGTCCGCTAACGCAAAAATTAGCCGCAGCGCGGGTGAGTCAATCAGTTTTTTTGGGCTTCCTCCACCGTGCCGTAGCTATGCTTTTGCACGGTATTCAGCGCGTCAATGAAAGAAACCGTGTCGTGAATACTTAGCAATTCTTCAGGAGAAGGGAGGTCCGAAGACGGGACGGGATCACCGTTTTCATTTGTAATCGCTGACAAAATCAGCTTAGCGCCGGCAATACTGGCTTTCATATTGTCAGAATCCGCCTCTTTCAGCGCCTGTTCATGTAAATACAATTCATTAACAGAGAGACGACGAAGAAAGACGTTTGCACCAAATAACGTATACGCTTTTGCGCTGTTGACGGGTGAAAGAAGATCGGTTTTTAAACTCATTTATTGCCCCCGGTGGGTTGGGTGGCCGAGGCAACACCCCATATGAGGTTATTTTGTTTGCCTTTTACCGTGATCTGAATCACTTCACTGGCAGGCGCGGTAATTTCGTTCATTTCCCAACCCGACAGCGCTAATAACATGGTTGCCGTGCGTTTATTGGGCAATTCAACATAGAGCTGCACGGTTTCACGCTGCTGGGCGGCATTCAGAAACGCCGTGAAATTGACATTGTCAGGATCATCAACGAACCCCAGTGTTTTTTCAGGGCCTTCGGGCATGTCAGAAATAAACTGCTTATTCGTATCAATAAGAGTTGTGCAATCAATGAAGCTGCCTGTTAACCCTGTTGCGCCAAGCGCTTTACAGTTTATGAGTGGTTTCATTACATCAACGGTTTCAGCCAGTTTACCAAATTTAACCACGGTGCCAGCGGGAAGCATGGCATACTCTGGCGACGATTTATCAGCCATAATCGTTACTCCAATAATTGATCTATTTACTATAATTACTTAAAGCGGCGCGGATTTCTGTCACAAGTGTCTTTAATACTGCCGTTCTGTTGTAGTCAAGGGCGGGACGAATAAAGGGTTTTGGGATTTGTTTTGAAGTTCCGAACTCTTGTGCTAACGCTTTCATGTGATGTTCTTTACTGGGGCCAACTTTAAGCGTCATCACGGTCAACGATGTCTCATCTTTCATTCTGTTTGTACTGCGAATTTTGATACTGTCGCGCATATGCGGTCCGGGACTTGTTTTGTCATAACCCGCATGCTCTTTCATGTCATCTCTGACAATCGCTAAAGCTTCCCGACCTGCATCACGTAATATTTTAGCGGTGATTTCCTCACCCAACTGATTCAGTTCGTATTCCAGGTCTTTCAGCCCTTTCACTTCCACTCTAATCACGGACATTCTCCAAATAGCAGATAATGAAATCACGGGTGATACGGTATTGTACCCTGCCTTTTGTCAGATCGGTTTTATCCTGGTGTAAAACCCCTCTTGTGACTGTTTGAACGGGATATTGCCTAATATAACCGTGAGTGATACTTTCCCATGTCCTTATGACGGTCTTGTCTAGTTCAAGCAGACGGGCATAGTCATCAATGAGATAAATCGCTATCTGAAACCGAGCGTTGACTAACGAAGTGGCCGCCAGACCAGTGTCAAACTTCGGATCACTGATACGCTGGTATGTCACCCCTTCCTGAATATTGTCAGGGAGTAACAAAGGGTAAGCGGGTAATCCGGTGATTTCCTCTAGCGAGGACTTAATGTCATATTCGATCATGCCGGGTGTCCGCCTCTGCTGTGATGAGGAGTTTGTCGGGTTTTGTGCGGTCTGCTGCACGAACGGTAAACACGCGGCCTTTCCAAACTATTTGCCAGTCAATATCTACATCCTTACGCGGACGCAAAGTAAACAACAGCGTTTCAACAACCTGTTGTTGATCCAGTGTCCTGATTTTTCTATTGGATATAGGTTCAACACCCGACCACACAGTAGCAACTAACTCGGAGGTTGTTTTTTCTGCCCCCGTTTTTGGATCACGCACTGTTGTGACACGATACAAACCGACACGGAAACGTAGTTTGCCTGTTTCAATCATTTATCTTCTCACAATGGGATAAATCGGTAAGGTTCCAACAAATTTTTGAATCCCGCGGGGAGGACTTTAGGCTCCCGGTTTTCATACCAGAACCCGACAGCTAGCATGATCGCTAATTTGATATCGTCAATAATAACCAAGCCCTCACTGATATCATCGGGTACACGGTCATCAAAAAGTGGGCGGTTAATAAAATTCTCGGCGCGCTGACGTGCTGCTTTTGCATACGTTACAAGTAAGTTATCTTCTTCCGTATTGTCGATACGGCACTGAGTTCTTAGTTCTTCAATTGTCGGTACCATAAATCACCCAGCCCGTAACCCGTTGCCAGATTACAGGCATAAAAAAACCGCTATCAGCGGTAGTCATTGAACGCATGCGGGATTCTTAAGTTGTGCTTTTACCGGCACCCACCAGCGCTTTAATTGCCGCCGTATCTTCTAATACGCAGTCAAAACGGTGAAATGCCAAGAATGCCGTTTGGTCAAACTCTGCGTAGCGCTCAACCAATCGTTTCAGTGTCATGTATGTGATACGACGCAAAATAAAGCGGTTGAAATCACCGCAATAAATGAACTTCTTGCCTGCCGCCATATCCGCAATAGCCTGATCGATAACGTACTGCATACCCAAGACCGACGCAGGCGCAACCCCGACTATATCCGGCAACCACAATGGGCGTTTATTACCGTCTACCAGCTCTGTGAGAGCCTTTAAGGTTGAATCGTTAAAAGCCAAACGGAATTTAGGTCCATTGCGGTAAGCAGAGTCAATGCTATGTTTCAGCGTATTGATATCCGTCCAGTCAAGTGTAGCCGCTTTAGCGGTTGTCGTCCCTGTCACGGAAACCTCCAGACCTTTCGGTTGTAGCGGGGTACCCGCCCCGGTTCCCTTGACAAGATATTTAGCTTCACCACGCCCTATACGCTGCGCAATGCGGCCAGCCAGATAAGCTTCAATATCAACCCCGCTATCTTGTAGCAATTCGTCTGAAATACGAATGATTTTTGAGCTTAATTTTTTAGCCCCAAGCGTGGCATGACCGAACTCCACATCTTCTTCTGATGCCGCCGTGTTTTCCCCCAACAGTTCACCCTCTTCTGTTGTCCCATCCGATGTCGCCCACTCAATCGGCTGACCGTTTGAGGTATTCAGGACTTGAGCGACGCTGGCAATACCGCCGTAGGCTTTCATAGCATCAACGATCTTGTTCAACATTTGAGTCGGCACGGTATAGCCGCCCTTCTCATCCGGTGTTGTCCCTTGTGCACGGAGTTCTTTTAATGCCTGGCGTTCTTCAGCATTCATCTCACCAAGGCCATGACGCAGAAATTTATCAAACGCCGCAGCGCGTTTTTCCTGCTGCTGCTTTTCCGGGTCATTGTTCAAATGCTGACGCTGTTCTTTCTGAGTCTCTTCAATAAATTGCTGATCAAGAGTCCGAAGCTCTTCTTCGCGTGAAATCTGATCATCCAGTTTTTGTAACTCATCTTTTGCTTTATTCCATTCTGTACGCTGTTCATCCGTCCAGTTGTTATCACCGATCTTGTCATGCAAGGCACGCATGTCAGTCGCAATCGTGTTACGTTTTTGTTTTAAATCATGTAATTTCATTGTCATTCCTAAATATTTAATAAAGTCATTAGACGCTCACGCGCCATTCTTTTGTTAATCGCCTTTTTGAGAGCTCCGTTGTCTTGCGCTTCTTGCCAGGCTTTCATGGAGCGGACGGCTGAATCAGCTTCTTGATACGCCGGATAAGTCACCGGGCTAACATCAAACAAGCGCGAAAATTTACTGATTTCCCGGATAATAATTCCCTCATCATCTTCGTACCAATCTTCGCCATCTCTGGAGACACGGAATGCAAACGAAGACTGATTAATGTCACCGCGTAACATCGGGGCCAGTACCAGATCGCGGATAGCCTGGGTATCCGGTGCCTGAATGTCATATTGTAATCCGCGCTCATCAACAGATAACGACAACGTTCCTGATGCTGAGCGACCTAAAATAAAATTAGGATCATGGTTAAATAGGCCACGAACATCATCATTCAGCACATCATCAAAAGCGCCGGGCTTAATAATTTCTCTGAATCCCCACATCGGTTCCGAACGGCTATTAAACACCGAGCCATAACCCACAATTCGCGTTGGTTGGTTCTCGTGTTGTTCGGCGCGGACTTCACCACTGTAACAGCGCATTTCTCTGTCACTCATTCTGTTTTTCCTCTTTATCTTCTGTATTAACAGGGTTGGCCGCATTGACACTGACAAGCATTTCATCCAGCCCGGCGACAGGGTTCATATCTTCAAGAGCGCGAACCTCGTTTCGACTCATCCAACCGTCAGTAATAGCGAAATGATAAAATTGGGCGCGTTCTTGTGGTGTGCCCCGGAGCAATCCGGCAAGATTAAAGCGAACGTAATAACCTGCCTTGCGCTCTACGAAAGTAAATAAGCGACGATTTAATTCCTGCTCCCAGTTAGTAACCCAGGGCATTATCGTATAGCGGACAAATTGAATCGCTTGCTGAGTAATGTTAGAGAACGTGGCCTTTTCCAGATCATTAATCATGTGCGCCGGGACGTTAAAAATCCCGGCTATCTGTGACCTGTTCAGTTTCATTAAATCAATTAACTGAGCATCGACCGGGGAAACAGTCAGCGCTTTGTAATCAAGATCGGCAGGGAGCAGCAACGTTTTATTTTCCTGATTTCGAAGAGCCTGCGCCGCTTTCCGCCAAACATCTTTCAGCCGTTCCCAGGAGTCTTTTTTTAGCTCTCCTTTTACTGAAACAATCCCGGCCGGACGCGCATTACCGCCAAAAAAGTTACTTGTGTACTGCTGCCCGCTCATTCCCATGCCAATAGTTTCAGCGTGCTGCAAAATGGGGCTTAAACCCATTTTTTGGTTATTACCCAGCGCCCGGATATGGATCATGTCATGAGGACTGACTGCAAAGTTGCCCTCTTCGTTATACACCCCGTATGTATAGCGCCCGCCTGTATTCAAAAGGGTAGTTTCCCACGGCATACAAGCATCTATTGCCGTCACTTCTCCTCGTCGATTACGCTTAACCCAGGTGTAGCCGTTACCCCAGCCAAGGATGTGACGCTGTTTCAGTTCCCGCCATTTATAGCTAGTTTGCCAGTCGTTCGGCTCATCGTGTATCAAGTAAAAAACCGGGTGATCCCGTGCTTGTTCTACTGTGTCTCCTATCTTCCTCATCACATGCAACGGCATCTGGGCAACGTTAGATGACAATACATAGATACAGGCGTAGACCGCCGATAATTTCATTGAAGTTTCTGGGCTGACGTAAACATCACCGGACCTAAACCCTTCATCAAGATTTTCACCTGTGATAGGATTGGCGGGGTTCTCCAGTGGCTCGCTGCGAAAAATAGCATCAAGTAACACGCTTATTCCTCCATGCTGCTATCAGTGCAAATGCCAACAGTCCGCCGCCTCCCGCTTGTAAAGCAATAGCCGTGCCGTATTGCAGGTAAAGCCCGAACACGAGTAAGCCGAAGCCTGTTAGCCCCAGCAAATCTATAATCAGTAGTTTCATAGCATTAATAATTCTTCGTCAGGATCGAGAGAGGAAAGGAAGTCAGAAGGCTCATTTAACATGGCCCGGCCAATCGCCATCATGAGCGCCACGGCACCGTCGATTTTGTTTTCGGGCTGTTCTTTAATAGGGCGAACGACATCATCATTCCCCGGCAGATATTTACCAACCACGTTACCTATACACCATGTCATGATTGGGTTCCCGTCATGGTGGAAACGTTCAGATTCGATAGCCGCCTCCAACTCCTTCATGGGATCTGACATGTTAGTGTAATTTTGGATAATAGTTATTGGGTTTAACCCTTCATCAGCTAATTGATGCGACAGATTCGTGGCACCGTGGGGATCAATGGGAGACTCTTCCACCGGATTGTCTATGTTAACGGCTTTAGCGTCCTCAAGAATAACCCGATAATCAATTTCAGCACCGTCTGTAACCGTTAAATGCCCGGTATTCACCCACTTTTGATAGCGCTCTGCTGTCCGCTGTTGATCTGTATCAGTGCTATATATCGTGTCATACGGCACATAAAACTTGGGCGCAATACAGTAATAATGCCTTTTCCCGTCAATTTCGCGATAAAAAAGTTTGACCTTGGAATTCATATCCAACTTTCTTGCTAAGTCGAAAGAGAGAATGCAGGGCTGCCCCTCAAATTGTTCTAACGTCAGTGTCTTATCTTCACACTCTCTCCAGCTCACTAAATTGAAGTAGGCCGCCCTGGCAGATACCCAAATGTTCAAGTGTTTAGTTTTGAACACGTTAGCCAAACGAGCATTATTCTTTGCCCTGTTTTGCTGACTCAAGAGAAAATCAGAATAGACAGAAACCCCCATGTTGGGATTAGCTTTCCTGAGTGTTTTCGGGTCTGTCCACTCATCTCCGTCATCAACCGTATAAATCACACCGAATAACTCATCATTGGGTACCGTCCCGTTAAGCATCTCAATCACTTCACGCCGCTTGTCATAGCATGGACCTTCAATGTTATAACCTGCCGTTGTGATCGCCCACAGCAACGGCTGACGACGAGAACCCATTCCTGTTAACATCGTTGTATAAAGTGCATCAGTATCGTGTTCATGATACTCGTCAACAATCGCACAATGCGGACTTGCCCCATCCCCCGGATTGCCAATTAGGGGTTCAAACCGGGCACCATCTTCAGGACGGTTCATGTTTTTGGCATTCACTTCAATACCAAACGCTTCTGTCAATAAAGGAGTGCGTTTACACATTAACCGAGCCGGTCTGAAAACTTCCCACGCCTGTTTTTCAGTTGTTGCACCAGAATAAACTTCGGCACCGAACTCATCATCACAAGTGAAGCAAAATAAAGCGACACCGGCTGAAGTCGCTGATTTCCCGTTTTTACGGGGAACTTCTGTATACACTTCACGAAAACGCCGCAGCTTTGTGCCCTTATGCACCCACCCAAACGCCGAACACACAATAAATAGCTGCCAGGGTTCCAGCGTGATCGGCATCCGTTTAAACGCCCACTCGCCTTTCGTGTGTGGGAGAAGTTGGATAAACCGGGCGGCTTTTTCTGCCAAATCTTTGTCAAAACGATAGCGAAACTTTTTATTTTTTTCCTGGGATAAATCATCAATATGCCGCTGACAGGCATCAATCACATATTGACAGGCTATAACTTTTCCACGGACAACATCACGAGCATATTGATTTGCAGCGTTAACATTGGGATAAGATTTGCGACTCATGATGTGATTATCTTAATAAAGGGATTCTCTGTTTTAGCCTTACCTGCGGCTCCAATTAATCGCTGGCGGCTGCTGGGATCTAACCCCAACATTGAACCCGTGGCACTCATCTCTGATTCTTGTTCTTTCTTTGCCGTTAACTCCGGGTTTTTTATCGGTCCACCCGTCGCGCCGGTTACTGTATTACCCTGCATAGCAATATTCACAACTGCCCGCCGCCAGAACTCATACGCTACACACCAACGCTCTAACACAGCAAGATCGGTAACACACAAAATTCCCTGTCCACACAGCTCCCCCACGGTGAGTTCCCACATTGTGGTTGCAAGATTTAATCCATTCTCTTGAAACCAGTCAGGTGGCAAAACCCCTTTTAAGGGCGTGAATACCGGCTCATCTTTATTCAGGGCGCGTTTACCGGGATTGCCAGCCAATTCCTTACGTGCAGTAGGCTTAGCCCGGCGACCGGATCGGCCAGCCGTTCCAGCCATAAATAAAAATCTCCCAAAATGGAATAAAAATTAAAAATACAGCGGAAAATTAAACTTAAATTGGCCTAATTTGTCTCCCGGATTAAATTTCATTTTTCGCGGGTATAAAAATTCGACTGAGGCGGCGGTCCCATAAGGCGAAAGGGGTAGGGATTTGACCCGCCCCTCCCCCTGCGAAGTAATTTCACGAGAAATGATTTTAATTTGAAATTAGATGTGAATATCAGGTGCGTTATGAGTGAGTTCATCTGTGACGATGAATCCTACACTCAGAGCGGGGTGAATGTCTCCAGCGTTAGTCTCAACTACTGTTTGTTTCTGGTTTGATAACAACATGCCATCAACACTCAAAGCATAGCCCTTAAATGCGCCATCCTTGAATAATCGTGATAGCTTCACTTGTTTCTCTGTCATCGTGTTCTCTCCGTTGCTGTCTTGCGTCTGTGACAAGACCAACACAGTGATTGTAAGTTACTATCATCATCAGTACCGCCACGGGCTTTAGGAATGATGTGGTCAACTGTAGTCGCTGTGACAGCCCGCTTGCCGCGCTTGCAGTCCTGACACAAATATTTATCACGCTTCAATATACGTGGGCGTGTTGCATCCCATCTGCTACCATAGCCGCGTTCGTGCCTACTCTTACCGCATTGGTAGTTCTCCCATCCTGTATTCTGATGGGCAGTACAATAGCCACTGCGATCTGTTGTTGTATGCGCGCAACCACGTTTACGGCAAGCTCGCGGGATTCTTGCTGGCATATTATCCTCACTTTAATATTTAATGGCCGTCTCTCCGGCTGTCACACCATTTCTTCTACCTACAGTTGATGTTACTGACATATGCCGCTTTCAGGGGTATTGGTTATTTTTGACTCTGTTGTACACTCGATAGAAGGGAGGCTATGTCGTAGTTAATACAAACAGACTGCGATAACCGGCGCTGAACTGTTTCCAGTGTGGAAACAGTTGTAATCAGAACTTTATGCTAAAAAGTTAGTATCTGCCCGCTGGGCACCCATAAAGAAATCACTACTATCGAGCACTCTGTTAGCGGAATGCTCTGAATTAGTGACTACTCTTCATCTGCTGATGAAATCTCACTTTCATCGAACCATTTCTCAGATGCGCAACCGTCAGCCGCTCTATAACTAATCAAATAGTCATTGAGGTTGTTTATATATTCTGCCCGTCCTTTGACTTCACCCACTTCACCGCTGATGTTGATTTTGATAGCTTGCTTTAAATTATATCTGAACATTTGATTTCTCCGGGGCCGTCACTTTAGAAACGGCTTAACTTTGCTGTATTTACTCGCCCACGCTTTAGCAATATGCAGACAGTCATCGTACATCTTGCCCTTACGACTTGCTGAAGAACTACGGCGGTAATAGTCCACCGCTTTGTCACTTGCCATATCCGCTATAGATGAAGAAAAGCCGATCTTAACTAACTCGGCTTGTATGTTATTAGCGATGAATTGCTCATGATTCATGCGGGTTCCCACTCGGTCGGTAACTGATAGCGCCCACTCTCTTCTCTGACACCAATATCCATCAACATCATCCCAAACTCATGCAGGAAGGCATTCATATATCGTTTGCCACGCCGGTTAAGCTCTGGAGCAACACCACCAATAAAGACAACGCGCTCATCAGCATTTCTTTCAAAAGGTTCAAGTAGCTTGTAGTAAAACTGCGCCAGACTATCGGGTTTGAGTTTTTCGCTTAACCTGCCATCCAGCAGCCCGGCAATGAAATGTTGGTTTACCTGAATATCGCCAAATAAATGACGATATACCAGGCTCTGATTAACCTTCATCAAGTGGTAGCAATACGCCTCAGCAACGCGCCAGCAGAAAAATTCATGAGTTGGCATATCCATTATTTCATCTCCGCTTTATGTTCGGGTTATTTTTCCCGGACCGGTATCGGCCATGACAAAATCAATCAGAAGGTTAGCCTCATTAACCAGCGTCTTAATTTTTGATACGTGAGCAGCCTTAACGGATTTCCATTCATTTAATCCGGTACCAAACAAACTGGCGATCCCCTTATCTCGTTTCATGTCGGCGCATGCCTGGTTAAGTTCTTCCATTACACTGAGTTGGCGAGGATTGACCACAATCCCTTTAGTCCAGTAGTCATAAAGAACATCGTCGCACTCTTCCTGATATTGAATAACTTTATCCCGGATAGAGACTTTAACTTTATTTGGGCTAATAGTTGCTAACCAGCCAGCTAACTTACGCAATGGGAGAGAAACCATATCTCGTGTCTTCCCATCTGCCGCAACCATAGGGATTTCCTCTATAGTTGATTTAAATCGTTGTTTTAACTTTGCATGTTGACCCGTCCAGTCCATGCCCATTCCTTCGACAATGGGTTTCATTGGGGTATACGGTTCGCCATTGTAGTTAACGACATAAAGATCATCACCGTGGAACGGCACTGTAATTGTATGCATGGTGTTCTACCTTTTGGTAAATGAACCTCGTTGCCCAGAAATGCCAGCCCACAGAAGGATCACCGGCCTATACCGACATCTCTTCGAAGCTCATTTCCAAACAGGTTCTGTGGTTGTTTTGCGCCGGGCATGACGCTAGATATAAAAAAGCCCCGCGATTGCGAGACTGTTACTGACACTCGACTCTAATGTAATCTTGCAAATATTTTATTTGCTGTTCGTTCTCAACAATCATTCTTCGGAGATCGAAATAATCTTGTTCAGCTGCTGGGTTAAGTCGTGGGGCGGCTGCATCATCCAAGCCAGCGGTGGGATCGGCTTTTCTTTGATTACAGGTGGCCGCGATGCGCAACCGGCGACGACCAGCGGCAACATCATCACGAAGAACATCAATTTCAGATTTCGCATTAGCAAGTTCCTTTGTGTGTTTAGTATCCAATTCGTTCAACATCGTGATGTGAGCGTTCTGATAGCTGATAGTGTCAGTCAGTTGCTGAATGTCTTCTTGTTGCTGCTTTGTAATTCGTTGTTCTCTCTGTAACTCAGAGTGATAGTAATACGCTGTCAGTGAGATAACGATTAATGCGAGTATCGTGTAGTAACTAGCGTTGAATTTCATGACCATCTGCCAACAAATTTATTGTATTTCTCGTTTAAAAAAGCGAATACAGAAACAATTGGCATCAAAATCACAAACAGTGGCCACATGATTGACATAAACAAAATGAGTCCAAGACATTCCGGATCATTGGTGCGTTTTTCTATCAATGTAAAAATAATAAATGCCGCAATAACACCGACAAAATAAATTACCGGAACCAGAATCTGAATAATGCTCATCACTCAACTCCTCATAGCATCTCAAACGCCCGTTCGAACGTCTCCGGTGAATAGGGTTGCTGGTTTGCATTCTCCATCTTGATAATACCTTCAGCTAAAGCGAACAGGATTATCTTGTCTTGGGTAGATATCCGATCATCCGCAGAGACACCCACCTTCTTAGCCGCAAACTGAATGTAGCTTTCCGTATTATTCTCATGTGGCGGCGCGTAACGATTGATAATCTCTCTGACCGTGTTCAGATTGTGCTTGCGTTGGTAGTTTTGCAGTAGCTTGAACAGCGCCCGGATACCATACTCAGGTGACTCAAACCGGCAGAACCGGGGTTCAATCTTTGGATCAAGAGGTAGTTGACCGAGCCAGTTATTGAATCCGTTATAGTCAATGTTGCCAGGGTTATTATTTCGAATGCCTCTAGTCATTTGTCATCACCAATGCGTTTGTTAATGGCACGGATAGCCATTTCTCTGATTTTATCAACACCGATAAATCCCACAGCACCGCTGTATTGAACCACAAGTAATGAGAAACAAAAAGAATAGGGAATTGGTCAAAATAAACGGGAATTCACGGGTATAAATTCAGCGCTGGTGCGGTGTTGAGTGAGTGTGATAAGTTTATTCCTGCCCTGACGGGCAGACTAACTAAAATGAGAAAATTTTTGTGATTGTTGCTTTTGCGCCACTTATTTTAATAAAACCAGGACAAGCCCTATCAGTCATTTAAAACATCTTTAAATACGCTTTAAAACATAGGCTGCTTTAACCCATGTTAACCTGCTTTGCTGCTCATTTTGTTGTGGTTTGCCGGGACGTGTTCTTTGTCATTGATAGACTCCAAAAATCTCTGTCGTTGTTCATCAGTTAAAGATGCATACAGTTGAGCAAACGCCAATGAGTTGTTAGACACTCCCAGTTTAGCTGGCAGGTCCTCCGGCCAGGGGAATTGCGACTCTTGCTGAATGTCTGTCTGGGGTGGTGTGAGTAATGCGCTGATACCCTGCCTGAAAACACGGTCAATGACAACTTCTCTTTCCTCGGGTTTCATTCTACTTAATATAGCCAGCCATGCTTGCTGTTGTTCCGGTGTGACCATTGTGTTTACTTCTGTTATTTCAGAAAATTCAGGCTCGTGCTTATTAAGATCATGTCCTGTCGTCAGCCATTCAAAAGAGCAGCCAGTGACCTTTGCTATATGGGCAATTCTATCTAACGCAGGGTATGTCTTTCCGCTCACGTAATCTCTTATCGCCTTATCAGACATGTCACATTTTTTTGCAAATGACTTGTATGATTCCCTACCAATAAGCGTAGACAATCTCTCGCCAAAGCGTGTTATTCCACTCTCATGAAAAGTATGATCTGTGTTTTTTGTTTCTTCGCTATGCTTTTCAGCCATAAAGCCCACCATTAAAGACTTAAAGAAAGATCCATTGAAAATAACTCCTTGGGTATAAAAACACGCCTAGGTATTTACATGCGTGTTTTTATACGCTACATTCATACTCACACCGATAATCATTAGCGCTTATCGGGGCAGATAAACCTATTAAGGATCACATAATGCAACAAGACAGGCAAGACTGGCATCGCGCAGATATTCGCGCAGCGTTAGAAAAACGCGGTACAAATCTACGTGCGTTGTCTGTTGAAGCAGGGTTGGCAAAAGATACTTTGCGTAATGCACTAGTTCGCCCTTGGCCCAAGGGGGAAAGATTGATTGCTCAGGCAATCGGTGTTGATCCGGCTGTTATCTGGCCGAGTCGTTATAACCATGCAAAAGAATAATTACGGGAGCAATCTTCTTCATTTTGGGAGTGTGAACTGATGGATATTTGGGTTACAGCGCAAGAGTGTGTCGGGCTACCGAATTTACCAACAGCCCCTTTTAACATTTCTAACCGCTTAAAGAAAAATGCAACCACAGAAATGGTCCGTAAGCGTGAAGGCTCTAAGGCATTTGAATTCCATATTAATTGTCTGCCGCCCGTGGCCCGTGCCGCAATACTGAAAAAACAAGGCACGATAGAAATTAACGATCGCCAGTTTGAAATAAAACAACGTCAAACTGAAAGCTACTGCCGGGAATCACTCTGGCAACAATTTAACGCCGCAAGCAATAAGCAGCGTGAAAAAGCACGCCAAAAGTGTGAGGCCGTGATTGCCGTGGCGGGTTTGATTGATACCGGTATTGATACCCTAACCGCTTTTGATTCTGCTGCGGACGCGCTACAGCTTCCTTCTGCTAGTGTGCGACGTTGGTATTACCAGGCAAAACCTTTTGATCGCTCTGACTGGCTGGCGGCGCTGGTTGGCAAGCATGGGCACAGTTTGACCTCGCGTAAGAAGAAAGAGGCGGAATGTACGCCTGCCGCTTGGGATTTCTTGCTTGCTGACTATTTGCGCCCGGAGCAACCGGCGCTGCGGACCTGCTATGCCCGTCTTGAGGAAGTGGCTGCGGCACATGGCTGGATAATACCGAGTTTGTCATCCCTGCGGCGGAAACTTGAACGTGAAGTACCAGCCGAACAGGTGGTGCTATTGCGGCAGGGCGAGCATGCATTAATGCGGCTTTATCCCGCGCAAGAACGCACTGTGCTTGAACTGGATGCGATGGAATGGATTAACGGCGACGGTTATCAGCATAACGTTTTTGTTAAATGGTTTAACGGTGAGGTTATCCGGCCCAAGACCTGGATTTGGCAAGATATCCGTACCCGCAAGATTCTGGCCTGGCGGACTGATGTGTCCGAGAACAGCGACAGTATCCGCCTGGCACTGGCTGATGTGATTGAGCAATACGGCATTCCCAGACACATCACTATTGATAACACGCGAGCCGCGGCCAACAAATGGATGACGGGCGGTGTACCGAACCGCTATCGATTCAAAGTTAAAGAAGATGACCCGAAAGGTATCATCCCGTTGCTGGGCATCCAGTTGCACTGGACCAGTGTGTTGTTTGGTCGGGGACACGGCCAGGCAAAACCAGTAGAGCGTGCGTTCTCTCACGGCGGTCTGGGTGAAGTCGTCGATAAACATCCCGCTTTGGCTGGGGCTTATACCGGCGCTAACCCGATGGCAAAGCCCGATAATTATGGTGAACGGGTAGTCGATGCGGAAACTTTTTTAAATGCGCTGGCAGAAGGGATCGCTTTTTGGAACCGTCGGCCTGGGCGAGATACAGAGGTGTGCCTTGGTAAAGGGTCGTTTGATGATGCGTTTGAACAGAGCTATCAGGAAAGTACAGTACGTAAGGCAACAGCAGAACAACGCCATTTATTGTTGCTGCCTGCTGAAGCGGTCACGGTCACCAATGGCACCTTTACTTTAAATGCCGGCGGCAAAATACAGTCCCGCAAAAACCGTTACTACCACGAGCAGTTACTGGGGGTTAAGCCTAACAAAATTGTTATTCGTTTTGACCCGGCGGCACTGCATGACTCCGTGCTGTGTTACACCTTGGACGGCCGGTTTATTTGTGAAGCCACCTGTATTGAAAAGGCCGGGTTTGGTGATACTCAGGTTGCCCGTGAACATGACCGCAACCGGACGCGCTTTGTTAAGCGCACAAAAGAAGCCACTGCTGCACAGCGCCGCATGACGGCCCTGGAAGTCGCGGAACTGATGCCGGAAACCGTGCCGCCCGCGCCACCGGAAAGCCGGGTAGTAGAAATCTATCACCCGGTAGGTAATACCGTGCGCCGGGTGACAATTGAAGAGCAATCCGAATCAGGCACCGATTATGACTATGCCTTTGAAAATGCCGTGGCACAACTGCATGAGCAACAGCAGAAAAACACGATTTAATTTAGGAGATTAAGATGACCAATATTATCGCGTTGACTCAAACACAAACAGAGCTGGCTGACGTTCGTGCCGCTATCCGAACCATTGTTGAAAGTGACGGCCTGACTTACAGCAATGTCGCCCGCGAAAGTGGCATATCCAGTACCGCGCTATCCCAGTTTATGAATGAAAGCTACAAAGGTGATAACAGCAAAGTGGCCAGTCAATTATCGGTCTGGCTGGAGAACCGCAGCAAGCGCACTAATGAAATGCCGGCAGCCCCAGATTTTGTCCAGACGAAGACTGTGCGGCAAATCTGGAGTGCATTGCAATATGCCCAACTGGCGCAATGCATCAGTGTGATTTACGGCAGTCCGGGAGTCGGTAAGACCAAAGCCTTGCAACAGTTTGTCGCTGAGCGCCCTAACGTGTGGCTGATAACTGTGTCACCCTCCCGCGCCAGCCTGAGTGAATGCCTGTACGAGCTGGCCCTGGAGCTGGGGCTGGGAGATGCGCCACGCCGGGCAGGTCAGCTAGGGCGGGCGGTACGCAGAAAATTGCGCGGCACATCGGGGTTGTTGGTGATCGATGAAGCCGACCATCTTGATTATCCGGTATTAGAGGAATTGCGCATCTTGCAGGAGGAGACCGGGATTGGTCTGGCGCTGGTCGGCAATCATCAGGTCTATGCCAGGCTGACTGGCGGTAGTTCCCGCAGTGTGGACTTTGCGCGACTGTTCAGCCGGATAGCGAAAAAAGTCGCCATACTGAAAACCAAAAAAGATGACGTTATCGCCATCGCTGAGGCGTGGGGGCTGGGGCCGCAGGAACGCGCGTTAGTTCAGCAGTTATCAGAGCGTCCCGGCGCACTGCGTACCGTATCCCATACTTTGCGACTGGCGGCCATGTTTGCCAAAGGCAACAACGAACTACTTTCTGAGAAACATATCCGTGCTGCGGTTAAAGATTTGGAAGGGGCGACATTATGACAAAGGATTCACTGGTTTCAGTATTTAATCGTGCGGGTGATGCGGTATCCGCGCTGACAGCACAGGGGTTTACTGTGATGAGTATCATGATACGGGATAGTGCGCCACGTATACAAATTGCCCGCCATACGCATTGCGAACAGTTAATTCGTAACGGCAAGGCCACCTACCGATATCTGGGGCGCAATAGTGATTATCGGCAGGGGATGTTTATGCATTGCGGTTGTCAGGTTTTTTGGTCTGAATCATTACATTAATTAGGGGGATGTATGGCTGTTAAAATCGAAATTGTTATTACGACTCATCAGGGGAAATTAATGCATGACGTTAAGGCGTCAGGGGGGGCTGTCTACACAGCTAATGAAAAACAAGAGGTCATGGCGCTGGTGCAGGTTATTAAGCATCACCTCGCTCAGCAATACGATTTATGTTTTCACACTCAGGAGGTTAATCAGCATGTCCACTAAACAATACACAACACAGCAGGCACCGGAGAGTTATTGGGTCGATGCTAAAGGCGTACTGACGCCCGTCAGTATCATCAAAGCGATTGACCTGGAGCGGGATAATTTAGTCGGAGAAATCGTTGAGCAGGCCATCACGGTTAACTCGGCATTAGCTGAGTTGAAGCTGCGTGCTTTTGCTGATATTCAAGCTTTTGTTGATTTGTCAGCAGAGAAATACGGTGCCACGAAAGGCGGGAAAAAAGGCAATGTGACACTCTACTCTTATGATGGCCGTTTTAAAATTCAGCGTGCGATGCAAGACCGTATTGCTTTTGATGAGCGTTTGCAGGCGGCTAAATCCCTGATTGATGAATGTCTTGCAGACTGGACGGAAGGGGCGCGTCCTGAAATCCATGCCTTGATTAGTCAGGCGTTCTCTACCGATAAGGAAGGTGACATTAATACAGGTCGTGTCTTGGGTCTGCGTCGGCTGGATATTGATGATGAGCGTTGGAATAAGGCGATGATTGCTATCGGAGAAGCTTTGCAAGTTATCGGCAGCAAATCCTATATTCGAATTTATGAGCGTGTAGGGGATACTGACCAGTACAAACCAATACCGTTGGATATCGCCGGGGTTTGATATGAAAGCAACACAGTTTAATCAACGTTATCGTGTTGGCGACAGTTTTATCTACCAGCCCAACAAAATATTACGTGGTGGAACGCTGGTTAAGACAGTGGATAAAGCGAAAGACTTAACCAATTGCACGGTAGTTGAAATTAGTACTGAACCTTATTTTGTCAGAACAGATTATTTAACTCCGGCGTGATTTAACACACCACAAAATTAAAGACGGTTTAAACATGGCGTAAACCCGCCAGGGGCGCGCTTACGCCAAAATCGAGGAAAATAATATGAATAGTTTTCATGAGTTTGTAACGGAATTATTAAACAGGGATTGCACGACGGTAGACTTGATTTCTTTTCAAAAAAATAGAGATGAGAGAACAACAGAAAGCCGTTATTTCATCAGACATAACAATGATAAAACGATTCTGGAGCAATCTATGGTGATTAATGGTAGCCAATACGGTTATGTCGCTCAGGCAATTATTACTGATTTTCCACTGCTAGAAACCGAAAAAGCGGCTGCACTCAAACTGGCTGACTGGTTAAGAAGAATGGCAGAAGCCATTGAAGAGGGATTTGGTGAAAAGCGTTAAGAATCCAGAAACCTTTGTGATAACTGTGGCTGCGCTGAATCGCAGTCAGTACAGAATAAGAGGTGATTTGTGACAAAACAACAACTTGTTCGTCTTATTCATATTGCGAAAGCCAAGCTGAAATTGGATGACGAAACCTATCGTGCCGCACTGACATCAGCAACGGGTAAAACGTCATGTCGTGATCTGTCCCATTATGAATTAAAACAAGTGTATGCGGCGTTTGTTGAACGGGGATTTAAACGCCGTTTTAAACGTAATCATCAGCATGTTAAAGGCCGTGTACGTACGGCGGAAATCAACAAAATTCGGGCCATTTGGATCACAATGCATCAGCAGGGGTTTATTGATGATGGTTCAGAGTCAGCATTGAATAAATTTGTAATGCGACAAACAACTAAAATCAATGGTGCCGGGGTCGCAGAAGTCGGCTGGCTAACCCCCGCACTGGTTTATCCGGTTATTGAGAGTTTGAAAAAATGGCATCTCAGGCTGATGACAGAAGGCATGGCAGTCCGCAAACAACCACTGCCAGAACGCCGGGGATACGATGCGATATGTCACGCCTTTAATATGGGGAAATCATCATGAAAATAGCCCGTTGCCCAATTTGCCATTCTGACTGGCACTTAGAAGCGTTATGTGAAGATGACGCCAGCCGTCAGTTATTAAAAATGCTGTCTGAATTACCGGGCAGTTGTGCCCGGCATTTGGTGGCCTATATCGGCTTATTTCGCCGTGAGAAACAAAACCTGTCCAATAGCCGGGCATTAAAACTGGCCGGGGAAGTGCTGGCGCTTTACACACCCAGTCGGGTACTGGCTCACGCCTTGAGTGAAACTGTTGAACGCATCCGAGAAAAGCGTGCACAGGGAGACAAGAAACCGTTATCAAACCACAACTACCTGAAAACCGTCTATCAGTCAGCCGAACAGATTATTGCCCAAAGCAGCAATATCAATGCACGGGAGAAACAACAAATTTCGGGTTCTGATAGTCGTGATGCTTATTTCAGACAAATGCAGCAATTGGGTATAGATCTTGCTAAGATTTCAGGCGGTTTAGAGTGGTTGAAAAGTCAAGGTGAGGAAACATGAGATGAAAAATATTTTATTTATTTTCTTACTATTGCCGCTTTCTGCAATAGCAAACACGAAAGATACCGTCATGGAATATATGAGGGTTAGTGCACAGTATCAGGTAAAAGTAACTGATTGGTATAAAAAGAATGATACATGGATTACTGAGTTAACAATCCACCATAACGAAAAAATGAAAGTCACAATATCGGGTGATAGAGTTGCGGTTCATTCGCATTTTTCAAAACCCATTTCAGATATGTTTTCCTCAGGTTGTGCATCAATTTCTAAGGAAATTATTCCTGAGGCGGGTTACTGGGATGAAAACGCTACTGCCAATACCAAGGCCATCAACCAGTTATGGTCTGATAAAGATTGGCAGGAGAAGTCTCAAACTAAGACAGTAGTTATCGATGGTTGGAAGATTATTGCTATCAAAAAACCTTTAGAACTGTCATGTGTTATTGAGCCTGTATCTGTATAACGAGATAGCTATGAACCTAGAACTTTTCGACCACGACCATAAAGAACTTGGTGAATTATTAGATCAAATGGATGCCATCCCATCAGATGAGCTACAGACAAGGTGGCCGCAGTTATTGGCCGATATTGTTGATCTGTTTTCTTGTGAGCTACAACGGCAAAATACCAGTAGAGACAAAGCGGAACTTGCGGCGTGTAAGCTGGCAGGTGCATTAGCTCATTACTACGGTGGCAGAGCTGTTTATTTACCTACTGGTGACACATTGAAAATCGCATTACGTGATAACCAGTTATTTAATGAATGGAGCTGTTCACGTGGTGAGGTTGTGCAGTTAGCAAAAAAATATCACCTTACCCATTCGACGGTATATGCTATTCTGCGTCAGCAATTAGCGCTCCATCGTAAACGTTATCAAGGTGAGCTTTTCAAGTAATCACTTGTTCTGATGGGGTTTGTTTGACCTCCCACAAACCCAATTGTCCCGCCTAAAACATGATGATGAGCTACCGATTATCAACAGGTAGCCATCATGACTTACAGTTACAGCGTTTCTTTTATCCATGCTATCCATTACTTACTGCCGGCGGAAGGCGGCTATGTCAATAACCCCCATGACACCGGCGGCCAGACAAAATTTGGTATCAGTCAGCGCAGCTACCCTCACCTCAATATTGCCGCATTAACCGAAGACGATGCCACTGAAATCTATTATCGGGATTTCTGGCTGAAAGCCGGTTGCGATAAGTTACCGGCGGGTATCTCGCTGGCGGTATTTGACGCCGCCGTTCAGCACGGCATCAAGCCCGCTGTACAACAATTACAACGTGCAGTAGGTGTCCGGGATGACGGCGTTATCGGCCCTGTCACGCTGAATGCCGTTGAAACCTTTGCGCCGCAATATCTGTTTATCCGACTGCTGAATCGGCGTGCACTGGCTTACGCTCGTATTATTGCCGTGAACCCGACACAAAAAGTCTTTCTTGACGGCTGGTTTAACCGCCTGGATAAGCTGACGCCTGCGGTGTTAGAGGTGTTGTGATGCTGCCGCCGCCGATTTCAGACCATTTATTAAAAAGACAAATTGCTGAATTACGTAACCCGCGCTATCTCAGTATCTATGAAGCCGGGCGGGAACGTTGTTTACAGCAGGCATTGGCCGGCAACGATATCAGCGACATTCCAATTTATAGCTATAACGCCACTTATCAATCGCTATTTTGCCGGGGCTGGCAATCCGTTTCTGCTCAAGATATCCGCTTATTGCGGGCTGAACGCGACAGGGGGCCGGTATGTTAGCACACTTAAAGCAGCTTATCAGCAACCCGGCAACCGGTCGCCTCTCAACCTCTGATACCACCTTATTCGGGGCATTTATTGCCAGCACAGCCGTTTTATTGTGGTGTGCGCTCGCCGGCAAGATGGATGAATATCTGTTCGTCGGCTACCTCGCCGCATGGGTCACTCATTCCCAGGCATCAAAACAGGCCGCCATTAAGCGTGACAGAGAACTCAATGTGACAGAAAACCGCGAGGTGTTTGCTCGTGATTAATCTTATCCAACGTTATTGGCTCATTGTGGTATGGGGTTCGCTGTGCATTTGGCTGGGGGACAGGTGGGCCGAGTCACGTTTGCAGCCTCAAATCAACCAGGAAATTGAAAACCGTCAAGAGGCGGAACTGTCTTTTTATCGGGCACAAAAAGCCACCGCCGAATTAAACGCCGGTGCTCTGCACGATTTGATTGAAAAACAGCAGGCACAGCAACATGCAAATGAAAAGATGTCAAATGACTTATACGCCGCTATCACACGCTTATCGCAAGCCACACAGCGTATTGAACAAAGTATTCCTGATGCCCTTAGTCGCGATGGGAGTGCTTACACCGGCATTGGCCCTGACGGGTTGCGGCTCTACCAAACCGCGCTCGGTTACCACCACGCCGCCCCTGGTGATTTCAGCCTGCCCGGCCATTCCGCCCGATCTGCTGCAACTGCCGCTGAAACCGCCGATGCCGCGTTCCGGGGAACCACAGGCGCTGTTGACCCACGCCAGCCGGTACGGGCAGTGGAGCCAGGAACTGGAGCAAAAGCTGCTGGCAATCAAAGCCCTGGTCGACAAACAACGGGGAAAACAAAATGAGCAGACTGATTGATAAAGCCTGTGAAGTAGAACAATGCCAGCGTGAATTGGCCCTAAAAGCCCATGTTGAGCGCCCAGTCCAGACAGGGAGCGGCATTTGCGGTCACTGTGGCGAGGTGATTGATCCCGCCCGGCTTGCCATCAATTCGGCGTTTGAGCGCTGTATTGACTGCCAAACATTATGGGAGAAAAAATTCGGTGCTGGCATTTCTTAAAGAAAACTGGTCGATGGTATGGGCGGCGGTTACGGTTACCTTTAACGTGGTGCTGGTGTTGCTCAGTAAAACTTATGCCAAACGTGATGATGTTGAGTTACTTAAAATGCAAGTACGTCAGTTGGAGGGTTCATTGTCGACTTTACCGAACCAGAAAGAATTACACGCTTTGCAGTTAGAAATGGCAAATCTGCGCGGTGATTTAAAAGCGGCACTGCCGGAGCTACGCCAGTTGCGCCATATGAGTGATTTGTTATTGCAAAATGAATTAAAGGAAAAGAATTAATGTCATCCATGCGTGAAATTTTGAACGCTGACCAACGACTGGTTTTGCTGCGTTCACTGACCGAATGTGGTGGTGATGCCAATGAATCGGTCTTGCAGACCTGTCTTGATGCCTACGGTCATCGTATTGGCCGTGACGTGGTGCGCTCTCATATGTCCTGGCTGGAAGAGCAGGGGCTGGTGTCGATCAAGGATGTCGCCAGTTGTCTGGTTGCTACCCTGACCGGACGCGGGGCGGATGTTGCAGAAGGTCGCAGTACCGTACCGGGCGTGAAGCGCCCCCGGCCAAGGGGATAGTCATGAGTGATAAGCGTACCCGGGGCCGCCCATCAAAGATTGATTTGTTGCCGCAGGCCATCCGCGACCAGCTGCACAGTTTGTTACGTGACAAACGTCATACTCAGGAAGATATCCGTGCGGCAGTGAATGAATTGATTGATGAAGAAGGCTTACCCGATGCGCTGAAAATCTCCCGGACGGGTCTGAATCGTTATGCCTCCCGGATGGAAACCCTCGGTGCCCGTATTCGCGAGGGGAGAGAAATTGCTGACGTGTGGGTCTCCCGTCTGGGGTCTGCGCCCTCTTCCGACGTCGGTAAGCTGTTGCAAGAATTTGTGAAATCCCTGGCGTTTGAAACCAGTATGAAGCTGGCCGAAGGGGGGGAGCCGGTTGAGCCGAAAGCCTTGTCTCAGTTAGCCCTGGTCGCTGCCCGAATTGAACAGGCCGCCATGACCAGCACCAAGCGCGAAAAAGAAATCCGCGCGGCCTTTGCCGCGGAAGCCGCAGAGCAGACAGAAACCCTGGTCAAACAGGCCGGTCTCACGGCGGAAGCGGCGGCAGAGATCAAACGGCAAATTTTGGGGATTGTTTAATGCTGGCACAGGAATTAAACCCGGCGACGGAATTTATTATCAATGCGGTTAACAACGAAACGTTTGATACCAATGCGGTGCTGCTGGGTTATCAAAAGCGCTGGATCGCCGATGAATCGGTCTTAAAAATTGCAGAAAAATCGCGGCGGGTCGGGGTGACCTGGGCTGAGGCCGCCGACGCATCACTGACCGCCGCCAAAGCCCGTGACGCCGGCGGCACAAATCATTTCTACATCGGTTCGAATAAAGAAATGGCGCGGGAATTTATTGATGCGGCGGCCATGTGGGCCAAAGCTTATGGGCTGGCGGCAGGTGAAGTCGGTGAGGAAGTCTTTGAAGATGAAGACAAAGATATTCTGACGTTTGTTATTTACTTTAGCAGCGGGTTTAAAGTTCAGGCATTATCCAGCAACCCTAAGAACTTACGCGGAATGCAGGGGAATGTCACCATCGATGAAGCCGCTTTCCATGAGCGGCTGGCCGAAGTGCTGAAAGCCGCGCTGGCTTTGACGATGTGGGGCGCAAAAGTGCGCATTATTTCGACGCATAATGGCACTGAAAACCAGTTCAACGAGTTGATCCAGGACTCACGCGCCGGGCGCAAGCGGTACGCTGTGCATACTATCACGCTGGATGATGCTTGCAATGACGGGCTGTATAAACGTATCTGTCAGGTTTCCCGGCAAATCTGGTCGCAGGAAAAAGAGGACGAGTGGAAAGCCAACCTGCTGAAAGACACGGCGACAGAAGAGGATGCGCTGGAAGAGTATTATTGTGTGCCGAAGCAGGGCAGCGGGGCCTACATCCCCCGTGTGCTGATTGACCGGGCAACCGATGCTCAGTGTGTTGTTGTCCGTTTTGCTATGCCCAAGGGCCATATGAGCTGGACGGAAGACGAGCGTAAAAACACGGTACTGACGTTTTGTGAAGAGATGCTGTTACCGGCATTACAAAAACTGGATCCCGATACCCGTCATGCCTATGGGCAGGATTTTGCCCGTTCCGGCGATTTATCTGTTATCGGGGTCGGGAGTATTGAGCAGGACACTCGCCGCAGGCTGTTGATCACCGTTGAATTACATGATGTGCCTTACAATCAGCAACGCCAGATAGCCTTTTTTATGATTGACCGGCTCCCCCGGCTGGTCGGGATTGCCATCGACTCGACGGGGAACGGCGGTTATTTAGGGGAAGCCGTGTTATTACATTACGGTGAAGATATGGTTGATGCTATCCATGTCACCGATAACTTTTATCGGGAATGGTCGCCGAAATACAAAGCGCTGTATGAATCCAATGACATCAGCATCCCTAAAGATGAAGATATCATTACTGACCAGCGTCAAATTCAGAATATCCGGGGTGTCCCCAAAATTGATAAAACCCGCCGAGCCGGGGCAGACGGTAAAAAACGCCACGGCGACAGTGCCGGGGCGTATCTGATGTTTACCCGCGCGACTTATATGGATGGACAAATGATTGACTTTATTCCGCTGCCGGGTAAACACACCGCGGCAAATGACGACGACGATTTACCGACTTTTGAGCGAGGCTGCTGGTGAAAATATTCAACAGATTAGTGGATGCGGTAGGTCGCCGTTTCTGGTTTAAGCCTGATATGCAAACGCAGGATGATGAGTCCCGGGTGTCACAGTTGCGCCGATACTACGGTGATCATCCAGTCAGTGGTTTGACGCCCGCGCGCGCGGCTGACATTCTGATTGATGCTGAGCGCGGCCAGCTACTGGCACAGTGTGAACTGGCGGAAGATATGGAAGAAAAAGACGCGCATTTGCAGTCAGAATTGGGTAAGCGCCGGCGGGCTATCCAGTCTCTGGATTGGGCGATTAAGCCGCCGCCGGATGCCAGCCGGGAAGAAATCCGGGATGCGGAACTGCTGACCGAAATCTTATTAGATGCGAGCTGGTTGCCCGATTGTCTTTTTGATGCCACGGATGCCATTCTGAAAGGCTTTTCCTGCCAGGAGATTGAATGGGAAAATGCCGGCGAGCTGATTATTCCGCGTGCGGTGGAATGGCGCGACCCGGCCTGGTTTCAGACGCCTCAGTATGAGCGCAATCAATTACGTTTACGCAACGGGACGGCGGACGGGGAAGATTTGCAGCCGTTCGGCTGGATACAGCATATTGCCAAATCCAAATCGGGCTATCTTGCTCGTACCGGATTAATCCGCACCCTGGTCTGGCCGTTTATCTTTAAAAACTATTCGGTTAGGGACCTGGCCGAGTTTCTGGAAATCTACGGTCTGCCTATCAGAGTTGGGCAATATCCGGCGGGCGCGACCGACAAAGAGAAACAGACTTTACTGCATGCGGTCATGTCAATCGGTCATAACGCCGGCGGGATTATTCCGCGCTCAATGTTGATTGATTTTAAAGCGGCGGCAGACGGCACATCAGACCCGTTCATGGCAATGATGAGCTGGGCTGAACTGAGTATGTCCAAAGCTATTTTAGGCGGCACACTGACCAGCCAGGCTGACGGCGCGACGAGTACTAACGCGCTGGGTAACGTGCATAATGAAGTCCGTTTCGAGGTGCGCAACAGTGACGCAACCCAACTGGCGGCCACGCTGACACGAGACCTGGTGTTTCCATTATACGCCCTCAATTGCAAGTCGTTCGATAATCAACGGCGTAAGCCGGTGTTTGAGTTTGATTTGTCCGAGCCGGAAGATGTGAGCGCCTATGCCGCCGCGCTGCCGGGGCTGGTCGGTCTGGGGATGAAAATTCCGGTGCAATGGGTGCATGATAAGCTGCAAATTCCTGTTGCCGCCGATGATGAAGATTGCCTGAAAGTCCCCGAAACACCCGCAGCCCCGGATTTCTCTTCCGCCTTCTTAAACGCTAAAACCGGATGGACAGCATTAACGGCGGAGCCGGTGACATCGGTGAATACGATGCCGGGTGCGGTAAGCGGCCAGGAATGGCAAAACACGGTTGACCCGCTGCTGGTTCCTATTCTTGCGGCACTGGAAACCGGGGGCTATGAGGCGGCAAAAAATAAAGCGTCTGAACTCTATACTGACATGGACGATGAACAACTGGCTGATATGTTACATCGGGCGATGTTTGTCGCCGAACTCTGGGGGCGTCTGAATGCCACAACCGGTTGATTTAGGTATTGCGGCTAAATTAGAGCCAAAACTGGCCGTGGATTATTTTCGCGCCAAGGGCTATGACGTCAACTGGAACTGGCAGGAAACCGATGCTGCCGCTCATGCGCGGGCGTTCACCGTGGCCAAAGCGGCGCGGATGGATATTCTGACGACTATTCGTGATGAGGTGGATAAAGCGCTGAGTCAGGGCACCACCGAACGCGATTTTATTAAAAGCCTAAAACCCCGTTTGCAAGAGCAGGGTTGGTGGGGTAAGCAAATTGTGGTTGACGGTAACGGTAATGCGGAAACCGTCCAGTTAGGCAGCCCGGCCCGGCTGGCAACTATCTATCGCACCAATTTAGCGACCGCGTATCAGGCCGGGCGATATCAGCAACAACTGGCAAGTACAGATACTCATCCTTACTGGCAGTACATTGCTGTCATTGACAAGAACACGCGGAAAAGCCATGCAGCGATGCACGGGCGGGTGTTTCGTTTTGATGATCCGATTTGGAACACGCTCTATCCACCTAACGACTGGGGGTGTCGCTGCCGCGTTCGCGCATTGACTGCCGCGCAGGTTAAACGGATGGGGTTAACGGTCGAGTCCAGTCTCGGCGCGGTGAGCACCCAGCTTGTTGAGACCGGGATTGATAAGCGGACAGGTGAAGTTTATCAGTCAGAAGTCACGACGTACCGCAATGGCAAGCAGCGCATGACCACCGGCGCGGGCTGGTCAAACAATGCCGGGCAACTGGCTATGGGGTCGGATATCAGTATTGCGCGTAAGCTGATTGGGTTGCAAAACCGTGAACTCCGTCAGCAGGTTATTCAGTCATTGAATAACGCCCCGGTACGACAAAACGCGTTCGCGCAATGGGTCGGCCAGGTGCTGACGCAACGGCGTCCTGGCAACAACATTCAGCCGCTAGGGTTTATGACAGATGATATTGCCGTGGCCGTGGAGGAACGGACCGGCAAGCCGGCCGCCCGCGTACTGGCTATCAGTGAGAAAGACCTGGTGCATGCTGACAGTCTTAAACACAAGAAAAAAGGCGTCGCCCTGACAATGGCCGAATATCAGGCGTTACCGCGGGTGATTGCTAATCCCTCGGCTGTCCTTTGGGATAAGCAGAATCAGAATTTATTGTATATTCGCAGTGACGATGACCTCACCATTAAAACAGTGGTCAATGCGCCGTGGTCGGTACGCAAACAACCGGATGCCTTAGATGTGGTGATTAATACGTACCGGGTGCCGTTAACTGAACTGAAAAAAGGCGTCGCCGGCGGGAATTATGAATTACTGAAAGGGGCGCTGTAACAACAAAGCCCCGAATAACCGGGGCTTGTCACAATGGCGGGAGTCGAACCCGCATAAACGTATGGCTTGCGCTGACGTCGAATTACCGTTATTCGTACACTGTTTAACCTATTTTACCATGAGTGAGAATGAATGCAACTTGACTATCAATTTGATGATGCGGCGATACAGGCGGCCTTTAAGCGGGTGCAAAAACTGGGGCGGGATACGACGCCGATCACCCGCGCGATTGCCGCGGTTCTCGCCAGTGAAAGTGAAGAGGCGTTTGCGCAAGAAGCTGACCCGACGACAGGCAACCCCTGGAAACCGTTAACCGAAAAGTACAAAGCCCGCCTGGCAAAAAAAGGCAAGACAGGCAGGATGTTACAGCGCTCACAAGGGGGGCTGGCGATGTCGTTGTCAACAGCGTATGACGCAGTGAGCGCGGCCATTGGCACTAACAAAGTTTACGCAGCGATCCATCAATGGGGCGGGTTGCCCGATATGCCGCCTGGCCCGGCTGCGGTACCCGCTCGCCCGTATATGGGGCTGTCAGCGCAAGGCGCGGCGGATATTATCGACATTATCAATACGCAGCACGCAGCCGCACTCAAGGCACGTTAGTATGTCGGTCTTACAGAAAGAAAAGTTAAACGCCTCCTGCGATTTTTAAACGGGTTTTAAACGGGGTATAGTGTCACTGCTCTCCCCCGTTTTATCTTTTCTTTCCCATGCAGGTGTGATCCCCCACACACCCATTTTCTTTTCATATTGCCCAGAATGGCAGCATGAAAAAGAAAAGCCCAACTCCCAACACCCGTTTAGCGATTCTGAATGCCTCGATGACTCAGGCCGCCGATGGCTGGTATCAGCTCCTGCCCGCGGGGCATTTTAGTGCCCGTGACGGCCGCCCGGACGATGTTGTCGGTGGGCAGTGGTTTATGGATGCCGCCATTGCTGAACAGTTTATTACGGCGACAGCCGCTGTCGGCCAGCCGGTGTTGTTTGACTACAACCATGTGACATTAAAACAAGATGACGATGCTGTGGCGTGCAAAGACGCTATTGCGGCGGCCTGGCTGAAAAATCCCGCAACAGATATGCAGTGGCGCGAAGGTTTGGGGCTGTTTGTTCGCCTGTCGTTAACGCCGGCGGCTCAAACCGCCATAGCTGCCCGCGAATGGGCTTATCTGTCCGCCGTATTTCCTTATAACGAGCTGGGTCATCCCCTTTATTTGAGGATGGGCGCACTCACCAATGACCCCGGTTTAACCGGTATGCGGCCTCTGGCTGTGCTGGCGGCGCAAACTCTTTCGGACTTTTTACCCCCATCAAAACAGGACATTGTTATGAATGATCTTATTCTCCAGTTGCTAGAGCAGCTGGGTATTGAACTGCCCGACGATACCGCCGAACTGAGCGAAGAGGCACTCAGTGATTTACTGAATCAGGCGCTGTCAGCGATTGAAGCATTGAAAGCCTCGGCGCAAGCCGCTGTTGATACGCAAGAGGTGATTGAAAGTACGGCAGACCCGGACAGTGTGACCAGTGGCGTGACCGATATCGTTGATGATGCCGCTGCCGATATCACCGAAGCAGAGCAGATCCTTGAAGATGCTGCATTAAGTGGTGTCGACTTAACTCAATTTGTTCCCACTCGTGCATATCAGATTCTGGCCCGCCGCGCCGCCGTGTTAAGTGCCCGGTCGGGTGCGCAAAGTGCGGAATCGATTATCTCCAGCGCCCGCCGGCAAGGGCGCGTTATAGCCGCAGAGGTGCCTTATTTGCGTGCATTAGCGAGACAGCACGGCATTGCCGAGTTAAAAGCGGCGATTGCGGGCCGGAAAGGCATTACTGCGCTCACCAGCCGTCAAACCCTGAGAGCGAAACAACCGTCGCGTCTGGCCGTTCTGTCCGCGTCTGAAAAAGAAGCGGCGAGGCTCCAGGGATTATCTGAGGCCGAATTCCTGAAACGCAAACAAAAAGGAGCCAAATAATGGCGATTGTGACCCCCGCGCTGATTAAAGCGTTATTTACCGGCTGGCTCGGCGATTTTCAAAACGGGCTTGATCAGGCCCCCAGCCAGTATGAGCACATTGCGACCGTGGTGCCCAGCACGACAAAATCGAATACTTACGGCTGGCTGGGGCAGTTTCCGGGCATGCGTGAATGGATTGGTGATCGCGTTATTAAAGATATGCAATCACACGGTTATCAAATCATTAACCGGCCATTCGAAAGCACAGTGGGCGTTGATCGGGATGATATTGAAGACGATAACGTCGGCATTTACTCGCCGCTGTTTACTGAAATGGGACGTGCCGCCGGTGTGCAGCCGGATGAGTTGGTATTCGGTGCGCTGTCAAACGGCTTCTCTAATCTGTGTTACGACAAACAGAACTTCTTTGATGCTGACCATCCGGTCTACCCCGATGCAGACGGTAAGGGTGATGCTAAATCAGTCAGTAACATCCTGACAGACGACGGCTATAAAGGGTTGCCGTGGTTTGTACTTGATAATTCCAGGGCCATTAAACCCATTATTTTCCAGCAGCGCAAAGCGCCGGAAATGGTAGCGATGGATAAAGTCGATGATGAGCAGAACTTTATGCGCAAGCTTATTCGCTACGGCGTCGATACCCGTTGTGAAGCCGGTTATTCATTCTGGCAACTGGCTTATGCCGCTAAAGCGCCATTAACCGCGGATAACATTTGGGCGGTGATTTCCGCCATGCGTCAGTTTAAAGCGGACGGAGGCCGTCCGCTGGCAATCCGGCCCACTCACCTGGTTGTGCCGCCGGCAATGGAAAAAGAAGCCACACAGTTATTAGAGCGTGAGCTAACGGTTGACGCAAAGGGCGGCACTATCAGCAATGAAATCAAAGGCCGCCTTGAGCTGATTGTGGCGGACTACCTCTAATCACCTGTTAAACGGGGTGTTAACCCCGTTTAAACCTTGTTTAAAGGATGTGAAATGTTATGTCTGATAAAACAAACGCAGCAGCGCTGGATTCGATTGCACTGGTTGAAATGGCGGGTATTCACGTTGTCAATACAGCACATGATGGCTATCGGCGTGCGGGGTTTATTTTTCAGCAGGGGGGAAATGCCCTGCCGCCTGTTACGCTGGCGCAGTTTCAGGCGCTGGAAGCGGATCCCCGTCTGTCTGTCACGGTTGTTACGACAGGTACCGATAATGACGAACCGGGGCGGCTGGCTCATCAAGATGATACAGCTACGTTAACTAACCCCAAGAAAGATAAGGCGAATAAATGAGTTATGCCCGGCTTGCTGATATGTACGCGCGTTACAGTCGTGACGGTCTTAACACGCTGACGGATGTCAAGATTGATAACTGGGCCGCATTAACCGATGACGAACTGACTCTTGCGCGTCAGCGACTGATACAAACGGCGCTGGATGATGCTTGCGCGACGATTGACGGTTATATCGACAGTCGCGCGACCTTGCCACTGAAAACGGTGCCGGCCGTGCTGGTCAGGGTGGCCTGTGTGCTGGCGCGGTTTTCGCTCGAAGACGGTGCGGCCACGGAAAAAGCCACGAAAGATAGCGAAGAGGCGATTCGCTTGCTGGAAAAAGTCGCCGCCGGGGATGTCAGTCTCGGACTCAGTAAAGAGGCTGAACGCCCGGAGGGCGGTGATATTGTGCAAATCACCAGTGCCGGCAGTGTCTGGCAGCGCGAGAAATCACGGGGATTTATCTGATGAAGACACCGGGTTCTATCACCAGTGATATTTCGGACGCGTTACTGACGGGAATCCAACAGCTATTTGGTAAAACGCTGCGCAAAGTCGATACACATCCCGGACAATGGAGTGACAGCGCCGTCAAGCTGATTATCAATACCGCACCGGCGGTTTATGTTGCCTGGCTGGGCAGTCGCCAGGGCGAGATACGTCATACCGCCATTAGCACATGGGGCGTTTTTGTCAGCGCATCTGTGTTAAACGGTAAACAAACCCAGGTGCCGGGCATTTATCAGATTGTTGAACGGCTCACCGCCTGGCTGAACAACCGCCGGATTGCCCCGGCGGGTAACTTCACGCTAACCCAAGTTGGCAACTTGTGGAGCGATATTCAGAGTCAGGGGGGCGTGGCGGTGTATGGGCTGTATTTTGATGCGCCGCAGCCATTGCCGGACCCTGTCGCGATTGACGATTTAGACGATTATGAAACTCATTATCAGCAATGGGAACAGCCAGCGGGGACGCCTGAACAGGAAGCCCTGATCCATTTACCTACTCAGGATAAATTACACTATGACTAAATTGCATATTAAACCCACACCGGGGTTAGTTGTTCGTGACCCTGAAACGTACGAACCGCTGGCTGAAAAAGGCGATAAAAAGCCCTGCATTGGGTACTGGTTACGTCGCCTGAAAGACGGTGATGTAGTTGAAATCCCTGCTGTGAAAAAAGGAGCGCAATAAATGGCTCTCTCATTTAATGAAATCCCGTCAAATATTCGGGTACCCCTCTGCTACATCGAATTTGATAACAGTGCTGCCGTCACCGGCACGCCGCAGATGTTGCATAAAACGCTGCTCTTAGGATTGCGCTTGAAAACCGGACGGGTACCCGCCGGACAACCCTTTCGTGTTACCTCTGCCAGTGCCGCTGAAACCGCGTTTGGGCGTGGCTCCATGCTGGCTGAAATGGCCGCATCATTCATCAAAGGCAACGCGTTTGCCGAACTGTGGGCGCTTGCCCTTGACGATACTGACGATGGCGTCAAGGCTGAGGGGAAAATTCAGCTTATCGGTAAAGTGGCTCAGACCGGGCAAATTGCGCTGATGATAGCCGGCGTTCCTGTACGTGTGACTGTCAAAGCCGGAGACGATGCGGTCACGATGGCTGGCAAAATCCGCGAGGCGATTAGTGCACAGGAAAAACTGCCGGTCACAGCAAGTGCAGAAGCCCTGGCTGACACCGTGATATTAAAAGCCAAATGGGGCGGTGAAACCGGCAATGATATTGATGTCCGGGTCAACTACTTCGATGGGGAAATGCTCCCGGCGGGCATCAATTTAGCGATCACTCCGATGGGTGGGGCCACGGGCAACCCTGATTTGGCGGTGGCCATTACGGCGTTTGGTGATACCTGGTGGAACTATATTGTTAACCCGTTCACGGATACGCCGAATCTCGATTTACTGCGTGACGAACTGAAAACCCGTTGGGGGCCGCTGCGGATGATTGACGGCATTTGCTGGATGGCCTACCGCGGCACACTGGCGCAAGCCTCAACGTTCGGGACGTTACGCAATGATTATCTGTTTTCAACCCTCGCAACCGGAATTGCACCGCAGCCAACCTATATCTGGGCGGCCACCCTGGCGGGCGTGGCGGTAGGCTCGCTGAGTATTGACCCTGCCAGGCCGCTTCAAACGTTGCAACTGCCCGGTATTTTGCCGCCTGCCGCCGGTGACCGCTGGGCATTGAATGAGCGTAACTTGCTGCTCTATGACGGGATATCAACATGCAATGTGGCGGCGGGCAATGTCGTGCAGATTGAGCGCATGATAACCATGTATCGTGAAAACAGCTTCGGCGACCCCGACCCCAGTTATCTGGATGTCGAGACTATCGCGACTCTCTCGTATCTGCGTTACTCAACACGGGTGCGTATCACGCAAAAATACCCGCGTCATAAGCTGGCCAATGACGGTACGCCGTTCAGCGCCGGACAGGCGATAGTCACGCCGTCCGTCATCAGAACGGAGTTGTTAGCCTTATTTACCGAACATGAATTTGCCGGACTGGTGGAAGATTTCGACGCTTTCAAAGCGACGCTGATTGTTGAACGCGACAGCAGTGATCGCAATCGCATTAACGTACGCAGCAATCCGAACCTGGTTAATCAGTTCCGCATTTATGCGCACGCTATCCAGTTTATTTTGTAATAAGGAAAAATGATGGCAAGCCCCTATCAGTACACCGGTATTGCGTATATCCGGCTTAACGGCAAAGAGATTCCAACGAAAGACGGCGCGCAACTGACGCCGGGCGGCGTAACCCGCGACCCGGTTATTGGTGCCAGGGTTTACGGCTGGCAGCAGACACCGAAAGAAGCCCGGCTGAGCTGTGTTATTCCGCAAGGTCCCGGCGTCAGTCTGTTTGTGATTAAAAATATGGTGGATGCGACTATCGAATTTGAATGCGATACCGGTGAGCGGTTCATGCTGGCTAACGCCTGGTGTGACGGTAATGTGTCGCTCACCAGCAAGGGTGAGATATCCGCTGAATTTATCGGCATTGAATGTAAGGAAATTTAACCATGTTTCAGTTAAAGCACGGCCTGCAATACGGCCATGACGACGAGGCCAAAAAGCAGTTTGATGTCGAGCTGCGCCAGTTAACCGCCGGCGATTTGATTGATGCCGAAACCGCCAGTGAGCGGGTCGTGATGACGGAGAAAGGCCCGATGCTGCTCTCCAGTCCGGCGCTAATGGGCTATGAGTTATTACGCCGCACTATCGCGCGGGTTGGCAACATCAACGGCCCGATACCGATGGCACTGTTAAAAACACTGCATCAGGATGATTTGGAGTTAATCGCCAGCCAGGCCGGTTTACAGCGTCATGTTGCGATGGAAACGATGAGGCAAGTCGCAGACGAGGGGCGATAGTTTGCAGTGCGTTCGGGCTATCGAGCGCACTGCCTTATCCGTCGGGATTCGGCTTAAGGGTGGGCCAGCATGGGCGCTGGCCTTACCGTTGCCGAAACTATTGCTGTACTCACACTGGCTGGAGAAACGCTAAATGACAACGAAAAATCGCGCCGAATTTATTGTTAATCTGGTCGGCAATGTGACGCAAAAATCCCGTCAGTTCGGGGCCAGTATCCGCCGGTTCGGCACGGAAGGCAGCCGCTCAATGCGGCTGTTTTCCAGTGCGGTCACCGGGGCTAACGGTATTCTGGATAAATTTGATAACCGTATGGTGGGATTTGTTACCGGCGGCGGGCTTGCAATGGCGGGCAAAAAAGTTGCCGACCATCAACAGACCATCACCGAACTGGGCACAACCTATAATCTGACGGCAGACCAGGTGATGAAACTGGATGCCGCAGTAACCAAAGTCGCCGCGCATCGTAAACTCAGTACTTCTGATTTAACGACCGGTGCAGAAGCCTTTTTGGGAAAAACAAATGATTTTGAGGCGACGTTAGCGCAACTGGACAATATTGCACTAACGATTAACGCGATAAAACTGGAAGCCAGTGCTGCCGGGGATGAATTGGGCGGGATGTTTAATGTTGGCTTTAAGTCCCCAGAGAAAATGCGAAAATGGCTGGACAGCGTAGTTTCTGCCAGCAAAGAGGGGACGGGCAATATTGGTGACCAACTGGCTGCATTAAGGGGATTAGGAAAAGATACAAAATGGCAATCCCAGTTAGACCAACAGCAAATGCTGGCAGTGCTGCGGGTTGCCGATGCCGAATTCAATGATCCAGCGCAGGCTTTTTCTGCCATGCAAGGTTTTTACGACGTTATTAATGATAAAGAAAAGCAGAAAATTTTAAAACGAAAAGGCCGGATTAATGTAAAAGATAAAAATGGTCAATTTAAACATCCCCTCGATTTAATGTTTGAAATCGGCACGGCGGCCAAAAATAAAGAAAACAATTTAAAAGATGTTTTTGACGGCGATACCTTGAAACTTGCGTTGGTTTTTGCCGATCCCAAAAAACGGGATTTGGTAAAAAAAATTGCTCACCCGAAAAATATTGAAGAGGGATTGCTGGAGAAAAAAGCCACGCAGAATGTCCAGACGTTTAATGGTGCATTAACGTCCCTGGCGAATACCGGCGAACGATTTGCTCAGTTAAAGCTGGCTAAGCCGGTTCAAGACCTGGCTGATGCCATTCATTCACTTACCCCAGAAGAGCTAGACAAATATGCCGCCGCGGTTGAAAAAGCCGCGTATGCAATTGGAGCAGCAGTAGCAGCACGCTATGCGTGGCGAGGCTACAAAAAGTTATCGGATATGGTTAAAGGACCTGGGGGCGCAAATTCCACTTCCCCGTCTAATAACGGCAAACTGGGGGCGGGTGATTCGGATGTGGTGCCCGTTTATGTCACGAACTGGCAAGACCAGAACAACAATAATCATGCCACTGGCCCTGATGATATCTTTAAATCAAAAAAAGGCAGACTCCGCGGAGCGGCAATTGCATCAACCATTGCGCTGCCCGGGTTGTCATCGGAAGAAGTCAGTAAAAATCTTAATAAGCATTTCGAACGGATGCGTGAAGAATATCCCTATGCCTACGACGCAACCGGTAAAGAACGTGGCTCCTCAATATTCCCCGTCGACCTTAAGAATTGGTATTACAAACATAACGATCAGATAGTGAAAGAAGGGATCAAGCCCTCCCCTTATTTAACCGGAAATTGGGAACAGAAGTCTCCTCCGTCGCTGGCAGAACCCGCAAGCCCACAGCCCCAGCCGCAGCAAAATCAGCAAAAACCGCCGGAAGGCAAGATTACGATCCAGGTTGAAACGACCGGGGATATCAAAGCGAAAACGAAATCAGTCAAATCGGAAAATATCGATTTGCGGGTGAACACCGGTTACAGCTACGGGAGAAGTTACTGATGATGTCCGATTTTGATGGCGTGTTAACCCTGTTTAATGATACCTCCTGGCGCTCAAAAGTGGGGACGGGTAAAGGGGCATTTCGCGGTGCCCCATTCTATATTATTGATGATGCGACATTGACTGGCGGCCGTCGTGTGGTTCGTCATGAATACCCGTTGCGGGATGACGGCGAAACCGAAGACATGGGGTTGACCACCCGCGAGTATGCATTTACGGCGGTGGTGTTTGGTGATAACTATTTTAGTCAGCGTGATGCGCTGATAACGGCACTTGAAGCCCCCGAGCCGGGCGAAATCGATCATCCTTATTGGGGCAAGCAGCGAATTCAAATCGAAACCTACACTGTGCGGGAGTCATGCTATACCGGTGGGGTTGCGATGTTCTCTGTCACCTTTGTGCCGGCAGCGGATAAAACCGCCCCGGTTGAAGCGCACAAGCCGGAACTGAACAGCGACAGCCTGACGAGCCGCGTTCTGTCCGATGTCACAGCAGCATGGGGCACCGTAACCGGCGCAATAGCTAAAGTCACCGATACGCTGAATACCGTTGAAGCGACGGTTAATACTATTGTTAACGGTATTCGCAGTTTGCCTGCCACATCAGGTATGAACCAATTATTAGGTTCCGCGCTGGCGCTGAAAGGCTCCTTAAAGAATCTGATTAATGCCCCGCATCAGCTCTTTGATGATATCGCTAATTTGGTCAGCGGCATGGCGGAAGTTGCTCCACCCGCCGTTGCCAGCCGGGCATTACGTAAAACCGGCAGCAGTATTCAGGTGCAATCAAAACCGAATGTGCCGGCAGTGGCGCATTTACAGCATGTAGTGAATACCACCACCACGGTTTTTATTGCGGCTCAACTTGCCGGGTTAGTGTTAAACGCGGCGACAGAAGCCGCGAAAACCAAACCGCCGGCACCTTCATTAACCCTGGCCGGAACGTCTTACACCGTTTTTTCTTCGTCAGCCGTTAATGCTCAGTCATCCGAATTTGAGGCTGAACTCTCGATAACTTCCATTCCGCTGATTGAAACGCTGGATGATACCCGTAAAGCCAGCACACAGCTTGATGATGAGCTGATGCAATTACTGATAGCGACCGGGGATGTGGGTTGGTTCGAGACCTCAAATCAGCTACGGGATTTTCGCATTACCTTTGTGCAGCAAATGCAGGCCACCGCGGGGGCGTTACCGACCGCCAGACATATTGCGTTAGCAGGGACAGAGCCGGCACTGGTCACACTTTATCGTGAAACGGGTGATGTGCGGCAACTGGACCGTTTTATCCGCCGAAATGGTATTCGGCATCCGGCGTTCGTCACCGGCGGCATAGAAATCGAGGTGATTAATGGCTAATACGATTGAATTAATTTTGGGTAACAAAATCTATTCGGGCTGGAAAACGCTGGATGTCACCCGCAGCCTTGAAGATATGGCCGGGCAATTCTCGTTAGGCGTCACAGTTAAAAGCGGTGACTCTCCGCTAGTGCTTTTACCCGGTCAATCATGCCAGCTTGAAATGAATGGTCAGCGGGTAATTACCGGTTATGTGGATACGGTGGAAACCAGTATTGATGATGAGCGGACTATCACAGTGTCTGGCAGGGATAAAACCGGTGATTTTGTTGATTGTGCCGCAATACATGGTAAGGGCCAGTGGCGTAATGTCACACTTGAAACCATTGCAAAAGACTTGTGCAAGCCGTTTGGTGTGACTGTTCGCTGGGAAGTTAAAGCAGCGTCAGCAGCAACCGTATTCAAGCAATGGCAAATCGAACCCGGCGAAACCGTGTTTGATAACCTGTCCCGTGCTGCCCGGCACCGCGGGGTACTGGTAACCAGTAATGCCCTGGGTGAACTGGTTTTTACCACTGCCGGCACGGAAAAAGCCGGTGTTTTGGTGCTGGGGCCGACAGACAATCAGGGCGTGAAAATTCAAACGATTGACACTTATCTATCGTGGATTGACCGGTTCAGTCTGTACCGCGTTAAGGGCAGTAATGCCGCCGGCGGTTTATGGGGTGAAACCCAAACCCCGGCGCAATCTACCGCGATTAATATTGATGTGCGTGATGCTGAAATCACCCGCTATCGCCCGACAATTATTCTTGCTGACGATAACCTGACCACGGCAAAAGGCAATGCGCGTGGCTCGTGGGAGCAGAAGCGTGCACTGGCGCATGGTATGACTGCAACAGTTGGCGTCACTGGATGGTTCAAACCAAACGGCCAGCTTTGGCAGCCTAACGAACTGGTGACGTTAAACGCCCAGCCGGCTGGATTGAATGAGAAAGAACTGCTGATTGTTTCGGTGAATTATACGCTTGATAACGATGCCGGGACAGTAACAAAGCTCGAACTGATGCCACGAGACGGTTTTAACGAACCCGCCCAGCCTGAACCCAAAACCAATAATGGAATGTGGAAATGATTAATCAGCTTCATAAGCTCACCGCCAGCATTCAGCGCCGGGTCAGGCTGCTGATTTCGCGGGGCGTGGTTAATATTGTCAATGACTCGCTGAAACAGCAAAACCTGCAAGTTTCGTTGCTGGCTGATGAAGCGGCCGACGATGTAGAACGGTTCCAAAACTATGGTCACAGCAGCGTTCCGCCCGTCGGCAGTGAAGCTATTGTATTGTCGGTTAGTGGCGTTCGCCAGCACCTGGTTGCGATTGCCGTTGACAATAAAAACAGTCGTATGGGTAAGTTAAAGGCGGGTGACAGTACGCTTTATCACCTGGAAGGGCATCATGTTTTACTGACTGAAAATGGTGTTGTTCGCATTCAGTGCAAGCGTCTGGAAGTCGTGGCGGATGAAATTGTGTTTGATGCTCCCCAAACCCGCTTTACCGGCAATGTTGATATAAAAGGTGTCAGTACGGCTGACAATCATATGTCAGGTTCAACCAGCGGTAAAGACCACATTCACACAGAGCATGACGGATACAGCACGAGCAAACAGAGATGAATGACATTGCGCTTCAATGGCAAACAAACAACGCAGACATTGCTATCGAGCACGCGGATATTGTGCTCGATAACTCATTAGCTACCGCGGTCATTATTTCCTTGTTTACTGACCGTCGGGCACTGGATTCTGACGAGCTTCCTTCGGGGGCCTGTACTGACAAACGCGGTTGGTGGGGAGACTCATTTAATGCGCGGCCGATTGGCAGCCGTTTGTGGCTGTTATCACGAGAAAAACAGTTGTCATCGGTTTTGCATCGCGCCAAAGCCTATGCAGAAGAAGCGCTGACATGGCTGATTGAAGATAACCATGCAAAGCAAATCACTGTTGCTGCAACAGCACCCGAACGCGGGGTTTTACTGTTGACAGTGAATATTACTTTATTCAACGGCAGTGTGTTGCCATTGTCGTTTAAAGCCCATTTAAGTGTGATTTAAATGCCGTATAAAGCCCCATCTCTTAGCGCGTTACTGGCTCGTACTCAGTCAGATATTGAGAGTCGTTTACCCGGCACATTTGCCCGTTCTGCATTTAGCACGACAGGAGCAATTGCTTTTGCTAACGCGGGTAACGCAGCCGGATTGCATGATCATCTTGCATGGACCAGTCGGCAGGTTGTCCCTCATCTTTCAGACGATGACAAACTCCTGGAACATTGTGAGTTCTGGGGGGTATGGCGTAAACCCGCCACTCAGGCAACAGGCAGTATTACAGTGACTGTGCTAAATGAAACCGTGATACCGAAAGGCACACGCTTTCAGCGCCCGGACGGGGTTGTTTTTGAGTCCGTTAATGATGTCTATGCGGCACCGGGTGAAAACCCAGTTTCTGTTATTGCCATCGAACCCGGCAGGCAGGGAAATACAGCATCCGGGGTTGAATTTGAATTGGTTTCGCCCGTGGTGGGTGTAAAAACTCAAGCCATGACTCATTACATCGGCGGTGGTGCAGAACTGGAATCGATTGATTCACTGCGTTCTCGTTTGTTGTTCAGGGTGCAATATCCGCCCTCCGGGGGCAATAAATATGACTATGAACGCTGGGCAAAAGAATGCGCAGGTGTCACTCGCGCCTGGTGTATTCCTCGCTACCGGGGCTATGGTTCGGTGGGTGTTTTATTTGTGATGGACGAAGAAACCAATATATTTCCGCGACCTGGCGATCTGGTGCGTGTGAAAGAATACCTGACCGGGCATATCAACCCGGTGACCAATCAGGCAGAGGGTAAGACTACCGGGGCAGAACTGATTGTTGAAAGCCCGGTTGCTAAAGTCATTAATTTTCGCATTCGTTTATCGCCGAATACCGAAGCAGTTCGCCATGCAGTAAAAACCAGTCTGAAAAGTTATCTTGAAAATTTGCCGCATGGCGGACTGGCTTTACTCTCAGAAATGCGGGCGACAATTTCTAATGCCCCTGGCGAAATTGATAATACTGTAATTTCGCCCGTTGCAGACGTCTATGCAGCAGAGAATGAAATTTTCGTGCTGGGAGATATCGAATGGCAATGACCGCAAAAGACTATCAAAAATCCGGCCTTGATTTATTGCCAGTCGGCAAAGCCTGGGTAAGAGATCCCGATAGTGATCTGGGTAAATTAATGCTTGCCTCCGGCGAAGAATTTGCCCGCGTGGATGTGATTAATGATGTCATTTTAAATGAAATTTATGCCGACCGGGCTTTTATGCTGCTCGAAGATTGGGAAGCGTTCGCCGGGCTTCCCGATTGCAGCATTGACGATGAGTCAACGATTGACAGTCGCCGTCAGGCGGTAAAAGCAAAATTAGTGATGTCGGGCAGTCTTTGTAATCAATTTTATGCGCACCTGGCGGCAGAACGCGGCTATCGTATTAAAATCGAGGAGCATTACCCCCATCATTGCCTGCGTGGATGCAACTATCCCATTTATCCAGAGAAGAATTGGTTTCGTGTTTTTGTTCATGTCTTTGAAAGAACCTCGCGCTTTTCAACTGTGCTTGATAATTGTAAGCAACGCTTGCGTGTTGCTGATGCGGCAGACCTTGAGTGTTTATTAGAACGCTATGCCCCCGCCGAAACTGAATTTGTATTTATTTATCATGAGGATTAACGATGTTTGGACTTGATAACCCATCGGGCGTTAGCGTAATGCCGCCCATCACGCCGGCAAGCAATCCAACACCGCTCTGGTTTACTGAGGGCGGCGCGGGTCTTGCTGTCAGCTACCCCGGTCAGGAGTGGTTTAACATTGTGCAAGCTGAATTGCTGTCTGTATTGCAAGCGGCGAGTATTAAGCCTGATAAAAGCAAATTAGATCAACTTGCTGTAGCCATTAAAAGTATTGTCGCTGAAAAGAGCATTGGACTGACGGATAAGCTTGGTAATAGCAGTGTATTAGCCGCATCACAAAAGCTGGTTAGTGAGGTTAATGACAATGCTAATAGCAGATTGTCCAAAAATCAAAACGGTGCCGACATCCCCGACAAAAACGCGTTTGTGAAAAACCTCGGTTTGGTGGAGACGGTGGAGTTGGCAAAGAATTCAGCACAGCAAAGTTTTGTTGATGCTAATTTTGCGCGAGGAAATATTGGGGTTGTTAATACAAAGAGCATATATCCGCTGATTAATTTTCTTCCGCCGGACGGAAAAGAATCGCGTGGGTTCTTTGCTATTGAAGCGAATCTAACTAATGATAATGCGCAATCTATTTATTTATATAAACGTGACGCAACGGGCAATAATATTTATCTTGTTAATTTTCCAAACAAAAACGGTACGTTAGCGACACTTGATGATATCAACATCCCTGTCGGCGTCCCGCTTCCGTACCCCCACCGCTACACTCCGCCCGGTTACTTAACGTGTAACGGCCAAACGTTCGACAAATCTTTATATCCGAAGTTAGCAGAAGCTTATCCTGCCGGTAGGGTACCCGATTTAAGAGGGGAATTTATTCGAGGGTGGGATGATAGCCGTGGTGTCGATCCAGGGCGAATGTGCGGAACGTGGCAAGCTGACTGCATTCCAGATCACAATCACTACAAAGTAGCTTCAAAACAATTAGTTGAAGACCTTGTATTGACCGGGGATGCCGGATGGTATACATCATCCGGCAGTAGCACGCGCACACGTTCACTTGATCAAAATACATATACGGGCGGCGTTACTGAAGCTCAAGTAATAGCAAACGAAACCCGTCCCCGCAACATCGCATTTAACTACATAGTGAGAGCAGCATAATGACAGAACAAAAATATTCTTTAGAACATGAAACCGCTGTATTGGGTAAAGATGGTTTGGCAATTCAGGCAGGCTGGATAAAGGTTTTTCACTCGAATCAGATAACGAGAGAATTCATTGCTTCAGATATCGAGTATGTGATGCTTGGAGTTAGTTTATCAGCCGGTGCTTATCCTGATGCCCCGGAACTGCCGAAAACTAATGATGTGGCCGTTTGCAGAAGTGTTGATAAAAGCCGCTGGGAAATCCTCCCAGACTACCGTGGCAAAATAGCTTACGACACGTTAACGCGAGAACCGACTGAAGTAACAGAAATCGGTGAGCTGCCTGACACGCTCACATTCAAGAAACCCCCAACCGACTTTGATACGTGGAACGGTAAAGACTGGGTAGTCGATAAAGACTTACTCAAGTCCCATCAAATCAACGAAGCAAAACAACAGCAAGCAGCACTGTTACAACAAGCAAATGAAACAATCGCATTGCTGCAAGACTCTGTTGATCTAGAAGTCGCTACAGACTCAGAGAAAGAAGCTCTACTCGAATGGAGAAAATACAGAGTATTGCTGACTCGTGTCGATGTAAATCAAGCGCCTAATGTTGAATGGCCGGATGTGCCGAAGTAAAGTGTTGACATATGTTTTCAAATGTGTTTAACATTGATTTACTACTGTACAAGTAGCTTAGAAATGCTGATTTTTGAAAAGTATGTATACTGCCGCACAGGCAGAACGAAGCCGGTTAGTCCGGCTTCACAATCTCCCTCTCACTTCAGAACCTTCCGTCTAACACCGTAAAACCAATCGCTACACCTCATATGAGCACCTTTTCTGTTTGTACATTTGTTTGTACATATTTTATTTTGTTGTGATTTTTATTTGTTTAATTTTTTGTTTTTATTGAACATTTTTATTTTTAGATTATTCGCTGCCGGGATATGCAGGAATGGCTCCTCCAATTGGTGGAACTCTTGAATGCAGGGTATAATACAACCGAGCAGCGCAATGTGGTGTTACTCTATATTCTACTGAATGGACATACGCTGGATCTCTCACACTTTGTCCATCAACTGATTGAACAATCTCCGGAGCATGAAACGATGCTGATGACTATTGCAGAACAGCTTGAACAAAAAGGGCTTGAGCGAGGTATCAAGCAAGGTATTGAGCTAGGTCGAGAAGAAGGCCGAGAGGAAGGTAAACTGGAAACGGCTCGTGCCTTATTACGGCATGGCGTGAGTTTGGACATTATTGTCACCAGTACCGGACTGAGCCGGGATAAAATTGAAATGTTAAAGCATTAAATTAATCTTCTCTTTCACAGTAAAATGCCGATATTTAAGATCGGCATTTTTGTTCTTATTCAGTGTAGCGAGCCGCGTAAATTGAAAAACCGCGTCATTTAAATTGATAAAATTTCCGCGCCGCGCTTTTTATCAAAATATGTGATTTATTTTAGCTGTTCTTGTCTGGTTTTCTCTATTGGTAAATATTTATAAATAGTGGAGAGGGAAACATTGTAAATCAGCGATAGCTGTTTACGTGTGTGACCCTTTACCAGTAATCTAGCAGCTTGCTGTTGTTCAGCAACTGATAATGCTACTGGTCTGCCTCCAACCCTCCCTTGCGCACGAGCAGCTATTAATCCAGCAATTGTCCTTTCAACTATCAACTCCCGTTCCATTTCTGCCAGTGCACTCATAACGTGAAAGAAGAATCTCCCCATTGCTGTACCAGTATCAATACTGTCAGTCAGACTCTGAAAGTGAATGCCACGTTCACTTAAATCGGAAACTAAATCGACCAGATGTTTTACACTACGACCAAGCCTATCTAGCTTCCAAACAACTAAAGTATCTCCTTTCTTAAGTCGTTTTAAAGCCCGCTTTAAACCAGGTCTGTTGGTTGTTTTTCCACTTAATTTATCCTCAAAAATTTGCTCACAATTTATACCTATCAACGCATTTTTTTGTAAGTCGCTGTTTTGGTCATTTGTTGACACCCGGATATAACCAATCTTTGACATGTAAATTCCGTCGCTGCACATAGAATAAATTGTATTTATCAAAATTAGCTCTATGTGTGAGTGTGCGAAAAACCTCACGCTGATTTACAGTGTTTCCATCTGGAATGGTGACCTGTTAATTTAGCCGCTGGATAAGATCTCTCAAGCGGCCTTTTTAGATCAATTAATGTTCAAAATGAGTGTTTGCAAGAATGGAGAAAGAAACGAGCAAAAAGCAGTCAATCATTGACCACAAAAGGGCCTCAATAAACCACATGTTTTGATAAAAAGCGCGGCGCGGAAATTTTATCAATTTAAATGACGCGCTTTTTCAATTTACGCGGCTCGCTACAACCGGTAAGTGCAAGCAGCGATTAGATGAACATAATATTGGTGTTGGGCAGAATGCTTTATTATTAGGGAGAAGCTTGCCGCATATTCGTAAAACGCTGCCTGCGATTACCCGGCATAAAGGATTTAAACAACGCAGTAAAGATGAAAAATATCGTTGGCAGGATCAGGCGTTCGATGTTGCATGTGCTTTACGTGAACGTTCAGTGGAACAAGGTTTTTTTGGCATTAATATGGCTTCTACTGGTTGTGGTAAAACTTTTGCTAATGCACGCATCATGTATGGATTAGCTGATGAAAAACAAGGATGCCGTTTCTCTATCGCGTTGGGGTTAAGAACGTTAACGTTACAAACCGGTGATGCGTTACGTAAAAGATTGCATTTAGAAGAAGATGATTTAGCGGTACTGATTGGCTCGCAGGCAGTGAAAGAATTACATCAACTCCGCCAAAAGGCGCTTGAGCCTGATGTGGGCAGCATATCCGCGGAAGCGTTATTTGCTGAACACCAGTATGTTAGTTATGACGGTAGCTTAGATGATGGGCGTCTGAGTCATTGGTTACGTAAAGATAATAAACTTAATAAGCTGCTTAGCGCACCTGTACTGGTGGCGACCATCGACCATTTAATTCCAGCTACAGAAGGTATTCGTGGTGGAAAGCAAATTGCACCTATGTTGAGGTTACTCACTTCTGATCTCGTGTTAGATGAGCCTGATGATTTTGATATTAACGATTTGTCGGCTTTATGCCGATTAGTGAACTGGGCAGGATTATTAGGTTCGCGGGTATTGCTTTCATCTGCCACATTACCACCTGCGTTGATTCAGGCATTGTTCAATGCTTATCGTGCCGGACGCCAAGATTATCAATTAGCATGTGGTCAACCTGGTGCTCCGGTGAATATCTGTTGTGCTTGGTTTGATGAATATGAAACAACGCAACAGGATGTGGTCAATGCATATCAGTTTCAGGAACAGCATAATATTTTCGTTAATAAGCGTATTGGCAGGCTTAAAAAAATAGTGCCATTGCGTAAAGCTGAACTTGTGCCGATTATTTCTGAAAGTCGTAAGATTAATGATGTTATTAATACTATCGCCGAAGTGATGCATCACTCTATATTGAAGTTGCGTGAGGAGCATCATCAAACTCATTCATCGGGTAAAACCGTCTCTATTGGTTTAATCCGTATGGCAAATATTGATCCATTGGTTGCTGTTGCACAGCGGTTATTACAAATGCCATCTCCTGAAAATGTGCGCATCCATTATTGCGTTTATCACAGTCAACATCCTATGGCGATACGTTCTCATCTTGAACATCGGCTGGATTCCACATTAACACGATACGATGAAGAAGAGTTGTGGCAGGTGGAGGAAATTCGCAAAGTATTAGAAGAGACATCGGAAAGGGATCATATTTTTGTAGTAGCGGCAACTTCTGTAGCTGAAGTTGGCCGAGATCATGATTACGATTGGAGTATAGCTGAACCCAGCTCAATGCGTTCATTGATACAACTTGCCGGACGTATTCAACGTCATCGACGAAAAGAACCACGGGAGCCTAATCTGCATATTCTGGCGAAAAACTATAAGGCACTTAAAGCGACTGATTTAAAACATCCGGTTTATTGTCGCCCAGGGTTTGAGTCGAAAGATTATCTTTTTGCTAATCATGATTTACATGAATTACTGGAACCTTATCAATATGAACTAATCAGTGCATTGCCGAGAATAAAGGAACGCGATAATGCTGGAGATAGTTCACCTTTTGAAAATTTGGTCGATCTTGAACATCAACGTTTATGGGAAGAACTTCAAGGTGGCTCTGATAATAAACACGGTTACTGCTCAGCTCTTTGGTGGCGAGAACAGGCTTCATGGTGTGCAGAATTACAACGCCATAAACCATTTCGTCAATCAGAACCTGATGAACTACATTATTTGTGGCTTGGAGAAGAGGGTGAAGAAGCGAAGTTTGTGGCTCTGGACAGCGGTCAGGCAGGGATAAAAGAAAGCGACACGTTTGACTATGTGCCAGAATTAGAGTTTGCACTTGGTGTGAGTGCTTGGATTGAACTTGATACTGAGACGATTTACCAGAATTTGGCTGATACAAATGAAATGGAGTTAAAAAATGTAAGCCAACATTTTGGTGAGATTCGTCTTAGGAAGAAAGATGACGGAGAAGCATGGCGTTACCATCCATTTTTAGGGGTGTTTGGAGAAATTGGTTGAATGACATGCAGTGTTTTTAGGTAATGATCGTGGTGATTGTCGTTCGATTCAATCAAACTAAGCGAATCGAACGATATTTGTGAGACTACAAATATGTATGAACTTTCTGCCAATGAAGTTAAAACTCACTTTGGTGATATGCTGCTAAGAGCGCAGCGTGCTCCAATCCAGATTAATAAGAACGGCAAGCTTGTTGCTGTTGTCCTATCAATAGATGAATATGAAAACATTGAAGCGCTTAAGATTCAGCTTTTGAAATCCAGAGCAATCCAAACCAAAGCTGATATTGAAGAAGGTAACCTAGTTGATGGTGAATCGTTTTTTGATGAACTAGAGACAGGTAAATACGACTAATGTCGATTCTCTATCGTTTAACACCGGATGTCCAAAGAGATCTGATCGAAATCCACTGATTCGAGCGAGAAGTGATTTAATGTGATTGATTGTTTTGAATCGAGACTAGAGGTGGAAAATACTAAATGTATTTGCCTGTTATCACGTACGGAAATCGAAGAATTTTATGTTCGTCTGAGTTTAATGCCTATGGATAACGCCTGTATTTTGTATTGAGCCTATTTATAACGAGCTGTACTATGAAAATTCTATATAAAATTGCGGATTACCCTTCAAAAGCACTTAAAGGAGGGAGATTATTTTTTTAAAGATACATTGAACATTTAAAGAAATAAACTGTCTAATGAATATGTCATTGGTGATGAGATGTTTCATGGATATATTCATCTTGAATTGGCAGAAGAAACAAGCTTAATACCGTGACTTGATTGATACCCTATTTCTCATTACCACTGTAATAATTTTGGGTGAAAATAGGATGATTTTTAGGTATTTTGTTGTGAAATACACAGAGGCAAAATTTTGGTAAAGCGAATGAACGGAATAAATTAAAATACACTGGTTAGGGTGATGAATTCAAAGCTGGAGTATTTATTAGTTTATGATGTACAAGATCATGTTTTCGAGCTAAATTTAGCAGACAACCAGATAATCATTTTGATAAGGTAGGTAAGAGCCTATGAATGAAAATGGATTGAGTCGATTTATTGTCGATTATATTGAAAGCCGTAAACAGTCAAAGTTGGAGGTTTTTGATAAAGAGGCTGAAAAAAAATTGGCAAAACTAACCTCTATGGAGGATATTACGCCAGTTAAACAAAAGTTAGCTGAACAACGCAAGGAATTGGAAGAGCACTATGAAGTTAGAAATTGGCTGGATGATGCAGTTAGCCGAGTAGATCAAATCCGCTTAGTGACACATGTTCTGAAATTTGCCCATACTGATGCAAGAGGTAGCAGTATTTTCGCGGTACAATCAAAAGCAAATGTAAAAGAAGATATTAAATATCTTTCCATGGCAGCTTTAGATAGACCTGCTATAGATGCGGCAGGAAATGCGGCTGCTCTTGATATTGCGAAATTATTATTGACAGAATATCGGGAAGGTGATTCATTGCTTGCAAATATAAATCGGGCAGACTATTCAGCACTAGCTGAACTGGCGAAAAATGAGCAGCAGCTTGAATTATGGATCAATGGGTTTAGGCAAGTTTTATCAGATAAACGACTTTCTTCACATAGACTAGCAAAACAGCTTTATTTTCCTGTCGGCTATGATAAATACCACTTATTAGGCCCACTATTTTCTTCATCTCTAGCGCATACCATGCATCAGCGTATTACTGAAGCACGCTTTGGTGAATTATCTAAAGAAATTAACAAAGCGAGAAAAGAAGAATCTTGGCGTCCTGAAACTATCGTGGTTTATCCCAATACTGCTGTGCAGTATTTTGGCAGCACTAAGCCACAAATTACCTCTTATCTTAACAATATGCGGGGTGGACGAGTTTATCTTCTACCATGTTCAGCCCCTGAATGGAAAAATATAACTAAACCACCTATGAAGCACAGATCTATTTTTGATCTGGGCTGTGAATTTGTATCATTAGTCCGTAGCACTGTTTGGCAGATGCAACGGTATTTGTTGAGTGTACAAAAATATGAAAACACGTTAGAGATTCAGCAATGTCGTCAGGAATATGTTGATGAAATTATTGATGTTTTGTTTAACTATGTCGTCGGTATACAAAATTTGATTGAGCTTAAAGGCTGGAGTGCCAATGAAGATTGTGCGTTAAAACGTGCTCAACAACTCTGGCTTGATCCTTATCGTTGTCAGCAAGATGAAACGTTTAAATTTGAACGCGAAGGTGGTGACTGGAAAAAAGAGATAGCCGCAGATTTTAGTTACTGGCTGAATCAGAGTTTAAAGCATGAGCGGTTAGAAATGGGATTATCTGAACGTCGTGAGTGGGCTTCTGTGTTTAAAGAGCGGTTACGTGAATTTGAAGATGAATTACCGGAGGTTATGCCATGA